GATGTTAACTCATAATGAGTTTCAAATTATTCAAAAAAGAAAAGAAGAAAGTACTTCTATTTTTGAATTTCTTGATTCTCAAGAATTTAGGAATATGAGATACAGAATAGAAACCTTATTAGATATTATAGATTAGTATTTAACTGCAATTAATTTATTCTTAATGCAGATTTCTTAGGATTTCTGCAATTAACTTTCTCCTATTTGCATTTTTCTGCATGTTGTGATATTCTATAAATATCTGGGATAAAATTCACTCACAATTTAACACACTATTTGCTTCCCCTCTCTACATGGAGATAATTATGAGGAATTTTTATGCATATGCTATACTTTTTGTATTCTCTACTACCACTCTTAGTGCAGTTAAAGAACTTGCTCTTTGTGATAATTGTGGAGGCTACAACAAGGATGATACCGGTTCTTACCGTACCTCTGTAAAGAAAAGAAAGCCTATCCCAAGCTTTAAACAGAGATCACGTTCTCGCAGAAGTGTACGAGATATCTTTAATGATAATTCCTGTGTTGAAAGCAATAATTCTTTTAATACCATAAAGAAATATGGAAAAGAAAATAGTACTATTAAAATTAAAAATTATAATAATTATGAAAAGTATATTGAGAATTACTTTAAAACTAATTATCATTATAATGTTTATAATCATTATATAAAGCCTAAGAAAAAGAAAAGGAAAAGATTTGGAATAAAGATTAGATTTAAATTCTAATAAAAGGAGACAAAGATGGATGGAGACATAGACGATTAAATATAAGAGATAATTTTATCCCCCCCGAAAAGTGCTCCTATATTGCATAGGAGCACTTTTTTTGTTATCTATTATATCTATGCAAGCAAAAGTGATAAAAAGTATAAGGAAATTACCTTATAAAAAGATAGTATTTAACTTAAAGATAAAAGATAATCATAATTACTTTGCCAATGGCGTTTTAGTACATAATTGTGACGATCCGAATGATGCTGCCATTTTTACATCTAAAGTAAAAAGAGAAGCTGATCTTGATTGGTTCTTTGGAAGATGGTCAACACGTGAGAACAATGAAGATTCTGTTTCATTAGTTGTTCAACAAAGATTTCATCAAGAAGATATTTCTGGTGCGATTATTGATAATGATTCTAAAGGAAATTGGGTAAAGCTCATTCTTCCAATGGAGTTTGAAAACAGTCGTCGATGTTCTACGATTATTATGCCTTCTACCCAAGGAAAGATATGGAGTGATCCTCGTCTACAAGAAGGAGAACTTTTAAATCCTGATAGATTCAATCGAAAAAAAGTAGAGGAATTAAAAGAAGATCTACGCAGACGTGGCGGAGAACAAAATGTTGCGGGTCAGTTACAACAAAGACCTTCTCCTGATGAGGGAGGAATTATTAAGAAGCAATGGTTTCAATGGTGGAAAGAAGCCAAGTATCCTCGCTTTAGTGAGATTATTCAATCATGGGATACGGCATTAAGCGGTAAAAAGGAAAGCGCTTATCATGCATGTACGACGTGGGGATTGTTTAAGAATGAACATCAAGTTCCTCAATTAATGCTTTTAGGAATGTGGCGTGATCATATTGAGTATCCTGAATTGCGCAAAGTTGCACAAAGACTCGCTACAGATTATCGTGATGATGGGAAAGATAAAAACTTCGTTGCTCTTTCTCAATATAAGCCTTCCCTGATACTGGTAGAATCAAAAGCCTCAGGATTTACTCTTATTCAGGATTTCCAGCGTGCAGGGATTCTCTGTGTAGGATTTAATCCCGATAAGTATGGAGATAAAGAATCACGAGTACATATCGTTTCTCAATTAATTGAAGGAGGACGTATATGGGTACCGGCGATGGCACCTCATTTTAATCAGCTTAAGCCTTTTGCCAGTAAGTTTATTGAGGAATGCGCTCTTTTCCCTGCATCTAGTTCACGAGACCTTGTAGATACGATGACACAAGTGCTATTAAGATTGATGGGAGGAAGATGGCTTACAAATCCAAGAGATTATGAGGATGAAGATGCGCATGCGTATAAGCCAAGAGGAATTTATGGGCCGACCTGAGATTATTAAAATAGGAGTGATGGTTTTAGCCATTTCCTTTTGTACTTTTCTTTTTATCCCTGAAATTGCCAAGCACTATAAAAAAGATAATTCTTCTTTTGAAGAGGCGATTGATAAAGTTCTTAAAGAAGAAGGAGGACTTTCTGATGATAAAGATGATAAAGGAGGAATTACGAAGTTTGGTATTTCCCAAAGATTTCTCCAGGGATTAGAAGGCCGTAAAGTTAAAGCTCAAGATATTAGAAATCTTACGCGTGAAGATGCTGTTGATATCTATAAGAAGTTTTGGTGGGATAAGTATGAATATGGAAAAATAGATTATCAACCTTTGGCGGATAAGATATTAGATATCTCTGTGAATATGGGACCTTTTGAAGCTGCTCTCTTATTAGAGAAGGCCTGCAAGATAAAGAGAGATGCTTTCCCTTCTTCTAAATTAAGTCTTCAGTTAATTAATTATATCAATGCATTATCTGAAGAAGAAAAGAAACATATTCTTCTAGATTTAAAGTTATTATCTATTAATTATTATATAAATATAGCTGATAGAAATAGACGCCAAGAGAAGTTTTTAAAAGGATGGATTAAACGAGCAGAGAATTAAATGGGAGGAGTAGTCGTTAGAAAAAGACCTAATAAGTTCTGTACAGAATTTAGAAGATGGAGAAAACAACGCGGTGCATTAACTTATCCTCACGCATGGGAAATTACCGAAATAAGAGAATCTGAAAAGCAAGATAAGAAATTTAAAAAAAAGCATCTGAAAAGAGAAATAAATAAAATGATAATTGACAAGGATTGAATATCACATACAATAAAATTATCCCACTTCATTTAAAGGTTTGTGTATACCTTTAGGGATAATATTTATCATATTTACCTCCGTGGAGCTCCCTTAAAAAAGGAGCTCTTTTCGTTTGTTTTCCTTATACTTATAACTTTATTAAAAATTATCTTGCTTTTATCAAAAAGATATTATAGGGATATTATCATCCGAAATTTTTCGGTGATATATAAAGGAGTATAAAAATATGACTAAAAGTTTTATAAGATTATTAATTATAGGAATAATGTTAAATTTCAGCACCTTATCAAAATGCTATAGCATGCATGAGGATGAGAGCAATTCAAAATATACGAATGCTTCTTTAAAGGCTCCTATTGTTGCTTTGGATATTGATGAGAAAGGAGATGAAGGAACTCTTCAAAGAGAGATAAGACCTCCTTCTCGTGTAGAATTGTGCAAGAATTATTTGTGGGGATCACTTCTTGAAAATGGAACCACAGCGGCTGCTACATTAGTAGGAGGAGCAATAGGATTTGGAATCTTAAGCTCTCATATAGATATCGATAATGCAGCTTTTATTATGAGAGAATCTCTGCCTGTTATTATTGGAAGTGTAGCAGGATATGCAGGTGGTTCTATCGTCGGTAAAACAATTAGGAAGATCTGTGTGAGAAACCTTCCTAATCATAACTAATAGTATCAGTACACTTATACAAAATTACCATTTTAGTTAAAAAGATCCTCCTCTTATTTTGTAAGAGGAGGATTAAGTTTGTCAGGGAGAATATCAAGCTATTGTTTCTAGGAGGAAGAAACAATAGATGACCTTAAATAAGCTTACACTGGAAATATAAGCTTACCGAACAATATACTACCACGTATAAAAGTCAATCATGAAATCAATAGGGAACAGAAAGAATCATCTAATATAAAAACCGAAGAAGATAGAAACCAATAGGGTATACATTTTTTCTATCTTCCCCGGAATAGGAGACAAAGATAAAAGATAGAACTTCTAAGAAGACGCTGTTATTCTCCGTCCTTTAAAAGACTATTTCTTATCACGTCAAAGAGAAGCTATCATTGCTCAGTTTAATTTTCAACTAATTTTAAATTAATTAAATCAATCGGATATAAAAAAATATATGAGGATAAAAAAAGAAGAGACAGAAAAAGCACTAACTGTCTCTTCTTGGTGGTAGACTACTCCCTTATGAAGAGTATTCTTCAGAAACTAAAGGAAGCCCAGTTGACTCAGAAAAACTTCCTTTCAATTTCCTTATGATTCTTTTAAGATAAGGCAAAAAAGTTGTCAATGTTAAATATGTATTTTTCAATATGTTAAATATAATAAACGTTAACATTCATAATAAATATTTAATATCAATAGGTTAGAAGAAAATATGTTAAATCTTAAGACGCGTCTTTTGCAAATTATTGTTCCTAAAGCAAAATTAGGAAGAATAAAGATCGGTGAAGAAGATCGTATATGCATTGAGTTTGCAAACTATCTTAGACAATTAACTTTAGAAAATCTTCCGTGGGGTATTTCTGAATTCAGAGAGATTCATACTCATGGTCGTCCTATCAATGAGGTTGTAATTGTTCGTCGCCCTTTTCGATATATATGGTTTCATATTCCTAATCAGATTGGCTCTTATAAGCCTATCCATGGTCTTAAACAAGGATGGATGGGCAGACACCCAGGAGTTCCTGATTTCTGCTTTGTAGGAGAAGAGGATAGTTTCTTTATCGAATTCAAAACGTCTAAAGGAAAGCTTTCAGAAGAACAAAAGATCTTTCAAGAATGGTGTGATGTTGATAAGGTTCCTTATTACGTGTGTAGGTCATTTGAAGAAGGAAAAGAAATTGTCGACAGAAAAAGAATTTAATGAGTTCTATGAAACTCACAAACATATGATAGGAAAAAAAGTTGATATAGAAGTAACTTCTTGGTCTGATCACTTTAGAAATATTGATAAACCTATTATTACAGGTGATGAATGGGAAAATGTAGAATGGAAAACATTTAGTCCTTACACTTTTTATGATAGAAAATTATACGAAATAAGAAAAAATATTATATTATTTACGACTCATAGTTTTATGGCTCCGGGCCCTGAGAGTGTAAGAATAGATAAAATAATAGAAATGAAATTATGTCGCACTCAAGAACGTCCTCTTTATAAGGAATTTACAGAAGAAGAATTAAAAGAGAAATTTCCTCATTATTGGAAAGAGAGTAAATTTATAAAAAATCCTTATGAAGAATTTTTTAAAAATGGAGAAGAAAAAGTAAAGTTATTCCTAGGAGATGAAGAATATGAACTTACTGATGAAGAAATGGCTCCCCGAGTTGGATTCGAACCAACGACCTAATGGTTAACAGCCATTTGCTCTACCTACTGAGCTATCGAGGAATATTTATTTATATTTAATACCAGTTTACTGATTCTTTATATCCCCATTCAAGATTTCTTACTTTCCACATTTTTGTTTCTGTCCCTAAATATTTTAAATTATTTTCTTCTATATATTTATTTAAGTTTTCTTCATTATTAAATATTTCTTTTATAATATCAAAATGAGTTAAGAAAAAATATTTATATGCCTCTTCTTTAGATATATTATTTTCTGCTAGATATTTTTCAATATCTTTTGCATCATACTTTTTCCCTTTGAAATTATCTAAATTCATTATTATTCCCTTTCTTACTTTAAACCTTTTATAAAACTAAAATAATCTTTAACTTTTTCTTTCTTAAGTTTTTCTACGCGTGCAGTAGATGCATTTTTAGCCCGTGCTTTTCTTTCTTCAGGAGTAAGCTTATCAGTAGAAGCTTTTCCTCCCATTCTGCCAATTTCTTGATAGTATTCTGACTTAGTAATCTTTTTTGGATTACGTAATGGAGTATTACACTTATTACATATGACAAAGTTTTCATTAACTGCTTCAGATACAGGTGTAACAGTAGAATGAACAACAACTTCACAAGGAGGAGGAATAATTCTCAATCCACCCTTTTCGATACATTTCTTTTGAATCTCCTCCTTATATTTCTTAAAACTCATTCCACTTCTACTAAAAAGCATCGAAATAAAAGAAGGTTCACATTTAAAATGGGAAGCAATTGTAGAAATAGTAGCAAAAGGAGTGGCCTTTATATATTCTATAACATCATTTAAAGATAAATCTAATTTTCTTGTTTTAGAAATATAAGGAATGTTAAATAATTTAATTGCATGTCCTATAAGAGTATAGTTTTCATTAAACTCTTTCGCAATTTGAACGATTGTTTTCTTTGGATGTTCTTCGATGTATTTTCTGAGTTTCTTTTCAAAATCTTTCTGCATTTTTCTTCCTTTTGTAGAAATTTGCGCCACTTTATCATACTTCTTTCTCATAATCTACTGTACAAATTTAATAATATTCATTATCATTTATAATTAAATAAATATGCCTGGATTAGTTTAATAAATTATGGACGCGGTATAAGGGATCCTTCGGACATAATTGTTAAAACACATTCTGTGAACAGGAATGAAATAGGAGTGAAACTCTCTTATCTGGGCCCAATAAAACAGGGAAAATAATGATTTCTACACCGGTGGGGAAAAAGCCACCTATTGATCCATTTGCTCCTCCGACAACAGAGGAGGTAAATTCATTTTTGGATGAAAATCTGGGAGACGAATTCCTTAAATTAGAGGATTTGCCAGATGGATCGACTGTGTATGAAATGCAGGAAACAATGGAGATGGAAGAATTACCTCCTCCTCCTAATTTCTATGAAAATCTTGCCGAAACGCTTAATGAAAGCAAACTTTCGGCTATTTCTTATGATATTTTAGAGGGAATTGACGAAGATATTCAAAGTCGTTCTGAATGGGAGCAAACGGCTAAAAAAGCCATGAAATATCTCGGTTTCAAACTAGAAGAAATGCGAGAACTTCCTTTTATGGCAGCATGTCGGGCTTTTGATACAACCTTTTCCAGTGCTGTTTTACGCTTTTGTGCTGTTGCTTTCTCTGAACTTTTTCCAATAGATGGACCTTTTAATGTAGAACCATTGGGCGAAAAAGATGAGATGAAGGATAATAAGGCTATCGAGATAAAAGATACGCTTAATTATTATGCAACAGAGGTAGACCGGGAATATTATCCTGATTCTGAACAGCTTTTGTTCTATTTATGCCTTTTTGGATCAGCTTTCAGAAAAGTTTATAGTGATCCTCTTACAAAAAGGCCTTTAGCTCGGTTTATTGATCCTAATGACATCATCATTAACAATAATTGCGTCAGTCTTTTAAGTTCAAGTCGGATTACCCATCGGGAGAAGTTGACACAAAGAGAGATAAAGCTTCGTCAGTTGTCAGGCTTTTATAGGAATGTAGAATTAGAGGGCGTTACAGAACCTGAAGATGAAGATAAAGCTCTCAAAAAAGTTATCAATCAAATTGATGGTGTTGATCTTTCTTCTTATGAAAATAATACATTATATTATGTTTATGAAGTACATGTTGATTTAGATGATGTAGAAGAAGAAGACGAAAAGACAGAAAATAAAGATAAGTTTCCAAAACCTTACATTGTAAGTATCTGTCAGAAAACAAAGAAAGTATTAGGTCTGTGGAGAAACTGGAAAGAAGGAGATCCTTTCTTTAAGAGAATAGAGTATTTCGTTCAGCATGATTTCATCAAAGGGCCGGGATTATATGGACTTGGATTTACGCATTTAGCTGGTTCCAATTCAATTGTTTTAACCTCTGTTTTAAGACAATTAATTGATGCAGGTACCCTCAAGAATTTTCCTGGTGGATTAATTATGAAGGGGTTGCGTGTTGATGATAATGATAAAGCAATAGGCCCATCTGAATTTAGACCTATTGAAACGGGTGGGTTACCCATTCAGCAAGTTGTTATGCCTATGCCGTATAATGAGCCTTCTGGAGGGCTTATTCAATTAAGGAATGATCTTATCAATCAAACGCAAGGATTGATTTCAACCACTGAAATGCAACTTCCAGAAACGCAGAGTAATGTACCTGTTGGAACAACACTTGCCCGTATGGAAGAAGCAAATCGCGTTCAAACAAGGATTTTGAAATCTTTGCGTGTGTCTTTAGGTCATGAATTAACGCTTATTTATAACTTATTTAAGAATAGTCTGTCAGAGAATAATTTCTCATTTAAGCTGCCAGGAAAAAGCCTTGTTCTTTCAAGAGAAGATTTTATTGAAGATATTAAGATTGTTTCTAATTCTAATCCTCAATTAATTACATCTACGCAAAGAATTATGCAGGCTCAAATGGAATTGCAGATGGCATTGAGTATGCCTCAACTGCATGATTTGAGAGCTGCTTTTTATAATCTTTATAAAGCTTATGGAATGCCAGAGGAAAAGATTAATAAAATCCTTCCTCCCAATCCTGAGCCTGTTTCATTAGACCCAGTTACAGAGAATATGAATGCTTTAAAAGGAATACCGATTATAGCTTCTCTTTATCAAGATCATCCTTCTCATATATTATCCCATGAAGTTATGGCAAATGATCCAGGGATTCCTCCCAATGTAAAAGCTGAATTAATGATTCATATTCAAGTTCATAAAGCAATGCGGATTTTCTTACAAAAGCAAATGAGTGGGGAGATTCAGGTTCCAAATCCGGAGACGATTCCTCCACAACAATTCCTTGCAGATATGCAGATTCAGAATGAAGTTGCGATGGAAGATGCACAGAAGCTGCAAGAACAAATGATGATGCAGCAACAGAATCAGCCGCAGCCGCCAATGGATCCTAACGAATTGATTATGGCCGATATTGCGCAAAAACAAGAAGCTGCTATACTAAAAGATAAGGAAGCTCATTTGAAAGCTGAAACAGAAGCGTTTAAATCTCAACAAAAATTTGATACTGAGAAAATGAAAATAGAAGCCAATATGCAAATGGCTGAAGAGAAAAACCAATTAGAGTTGTTGGTAAATCAGATGAAGCTAAATAAAGAAAATTTTGTGCCACTAGAGGGAGAAATAAATGAGTGAAAGCGCAAGAGAGAGTGACAACAAATTAGAGGCTTATTACAACCGTATGAATCGGATGGCTCCTAATGTTGAAGATGTTCCGTTTAAAGCTGGAAGACCAGGGAAAGATAACATGCGTGACCGTGCCATGCGTTATTTTGGCCATGAAGCAACGATGTTAGCTAAAGGGTATAACCGTCCTGAACCTTTTTCTGCAATGAGCAGAACGCCCATGAGGATTGAGTAATGATGGGAGAACACGAAAAAAAAAGAGCTGTTCTTCATCGTGCCCAAGAAAGAGAGCTCAAAGATGTTCATAATCTCATTGAAAAAGAGAAAAAGCTAAAAATAGGAGGGAAAGCCTCCCGGGGGAAAGAAAGTGGTGATGTAAAAGGAAGTTATATGCCTAAGAAAGTTCCGCATAAGGAAATTCAAGGGGGATCATTAACGAACTTATATATCCCAAAATTGGAGAAAACACATAAAAGTAGAGAGAAACTCATGAATACGGATGTCTATAAAATGGGCGGTAAAGCGGAAACGAAAGTTTTCAGAAAAGGTGGTAAAAGCATGGCTAAGAAAAAGAAGCGCATGCAAATGGGAGGAATGATGAGCAGTAACATGCAGGGAGGAATGCCGATGTCTGCCCGTTATTCTCGTGGTGGAACAGTGTATGAAAGTGAAATGGTTGGAGAGCATCCTACCACGAAGTTTCATCACTATGACTATGAAGATCTCATGAGAGGTGAAGAGCCGATGCATAAAGCAAAGAAAGGCAAGCATATGAAATTAGCTGCTGGCGGCGTTGCGAAGATGCGTCATGAAGAAGCAACTTCCAAAGGGATGCCTATTCATTCTAAAAATTCTAAAGTTAAAGTATTTTAATGAGTGTTCATCTTTTTTCAGGTGAACTCTTAAAAAGATATAACGAAAGAATAGATAATTATTCTTATCCAATTATAAGAGGTAGCTGTCCTACATGGGACAGCTACGTTGGTTCAAGCAACAAAATTAATGGTCTTCTGGAAGCAATTGAAATCATGAAAGATCTTCTAAAATCTATCGAAGAAGGTCATTTATAGATTGTAAGTCTAGGAAAATCTGGTAGATTCCTCCTCCGAGGTTTTACGTTAGTATCATTACAATAATCTTAAAATTCCATCTAAATGGGGAGCACTCACTTTGCCTTCAAAAAGCGATAAATTTGATAATCTTATTGACTTAGCAGATAGAATAAGAAAAAAATCAGCGCGAGAAGAAGGAGAGTTAAGATTTATGAGCAGATTATTAGTAATGGTAAATCTTCCTTACCGAAATCCAGGAGATGATATTCACAATTGGACAAGAACCAATGGGAATGTAACGATTAATGTGGTGGGAGGATATGAAGGAAATCAATATTTAGGTCTTCCATATGGAGTGTATCCGCGCCTGATTATGTCTTATATTGTCAGTGAAGCTGTCAAAAAGAAAAGTCCTTATATTTATTTAGGAGGAAGTTTCTATGAATTTACACAAAAATTAGAAATTCCTCATGGAGGAAATTCTATGAATCTATTTTATAATCAATTAAAAAGATTATTAGGGGCTTCTTTTTCATGGATAGAAAAAGGAACAAAAGAAATTCCTCATCTTTCTCCATTTTGTTTAAAATATGAAAAAGGAGAATATACAAGAATTACTGATAAATACAAGTTTTGTTGGCCTCCTCAAATAATAAATCAAGATGATATGTTTAAAAGTTATTTAATGCTTAATTATAATTTTTTTGAAGAAATAATAAAATCTCCTATTCCTATTGATTTAAGAGTAGTTAAAGAATTAAAAAGTAGTGCTTTAAATTTAGACATGTATTTCTTTCTTGCATGGCGTACATTTAATCTCAAAAAAGGTGTTTATATTAGTTTTGAGAATTTAAGTTATCAAATGGGTCATCAATTCAAACGTTTGGATAACTTTTCTAAAAAATGTAAGGAAGCTATCGAAACAATCAAAATCATATATCCTCAAATGCCAGTACAAATCCTCAAAGGAAGAATATATCTAGGGAAATAAGTATTTTTCATCATAATTATCCAATTTGCGATTCTTAAATTATCAAATTCGCGGGCCCGTTTTAAGATCGCTTCAGAAGAAAACTTTCAGATAAAAAGAGTATTTCCTTTAAAAAGAAATATGTTATAATGAATTCGTCCTGCAAAAGGACATTATTCTTTTCTTTTTCTGAAGAGACCTCTCACAAGGAGGTCTCTTTTGTTACTAAAAAGACACACTGAATCATCTGTAGCTCAGTTGGTAGAGCGCTTCATTGATAACGAAGAGGTCACAGGTTCGAGTCCTGTCAGGTGAACCAAGATCGTATTTTAAGCTCCTTGCATAGCCAAAAAGATGTCTTAATTCACCGATATGCCAGAAATTCATTTAGATACCCTACAGCCTTCTTAAAACGCGATTAAAGACCATCCATCACATCCATGGAGAGCCTTCTTAAATTTTCCTCAAAAAAAATTTTGTTGTTGTTGTGTTGGGAGCGAATGCGACCAACAACTATGTTCTGTTTCTTTATGTCCTGTTGCACTACCAAAGTCCCATGAAAAATCCTGTGGATAAGCCTGTTAATAACTTAAATAACTTTTTGATTTATATATAAAATATCATGTTAGTAAAATTTTATCAATGTCAAAAAAGTCAACCCTACTACAATCCCAAGTTATCAACAGGTTTTCCACAGACTTATCCACAGATTTTTGCGACTTATCCACAGGTTTTTGATAGTTATCCACAGATGGGTAAAATGGTATTTTTGTCAAGGACAATTAATAAATCAGATGCATTTTTCTGAAGGGTAATATTTCTCCTAATTTAAGATGAATCATTTTTGATAAACTATTTGACAGATATTTCTATCGGCGTATCATTTAAAGATAGGCTATTTTACAATAAGAATAATAAAGGATAAAATAGAATGTTAGATAATGAAAATTTAGACTTTAGAGAACCCGTTGCCCTTACTCCAGAAGCTGCTGAAAAAATTAAGAAATTTATGGGATTCCTTCCAACAGAAGATTCCTTAATTAATGTGATGCCTGCTGGCCCTCGTATTATGGTTAAACTTTATACAGGGGAAGAAAATGAGGGTGGTGATAAACATATGATTAAAAAAGATGGTACTAAAAGTTTATTATTAATGGGTAAAGCTGAAGAACAAACAGAAGTATTTACGACATGTGTAGGGATGGTCGTTGCCATGAATCGTTCTTGTTATCAATCAGAAAGGTTTAGACTTAGTGGGCCTTTCTGTAAACTTGGCGATTGGGCAATTGTTCCTCGGAATGAAGGAACATTACTTTATATAAAGGGCAATCCTGTTCACATTATTTATGATGATCGTGTGGTGGGAACCACTAACGATCCGAAGATTATAAGAAGATAAAATAAAAAATGTCAGGGAAGTCAGGGAGAATAAATGACCGATATATCGGGTATGGATCCGCATGAAGCGGAACAATTTCAGAATTTAGTCGACAGTATTGAAGCTGAAGTTGAAAAAGAAAGTCCAAAGGATCTTAATCATATACTAACGCCTGAAAGCGAAGAAATTCAGGTTATTGATGAAGAGCCTCAGCATGAAGATGAAGAAAAAAAAGAAAGAAACAGGCAGCTTTATCAAAAAAGAAAACTAGCCAATCTTTATAAAGAAAAAAGTAAGCTTCAAGAAGAAGCCCGTCTTTTGGCAGAAGAAAATATGCTTCTGCGTCAAAATCAACAAGAAGCCTTACTCCGTGCTCAAACGGCTGGTGATGCAGCAATGGCCCATTATCAGGATGGTATTAATCTTCGTATGCAGCAACTTAAAGAATCATTTAAGAAAGCTAAAGAACTTGAAGATGATGATTCTATTATGGATATCAACTTTGAATTGGCAAAATTAGCGTCTGAAGCTAAAGATTTAAGTGCCTATAATATGACAAGAGGAGTTCAACAAAATCCTTATCCTCAAGGATATGAACAGCCTTATTATCCTCAGCAATATCCTCAACAGTATAATAATTACGCTTCTAATCCACAAGTTGATCTGCCTGATGAAACGATGGAGTGGGCCAAGAGAAATCCTTGGATTCTTGAAGGACATCAAGAATATGATCCTGAAAAAACAGCTGAAATATTAGATTATTCGAGTTTGCTTGCTCATAATTATCGTCGTCAAGGACGGGATGATCTTGTTCATTCTAAACAATATTATGATGAACTTGATAACTATGCCCGTCAAAACTTTGGGGATGAAATTCCTTATGTAGCTCCAAGAAGTGCTCCGTCTCAACGTCCTTCACCAGAAAGATCCTATAATATGGAAGAATCATTTTCTCAAAATGTCAGAGCCCCGATTGCGCCTGTGCGTAAGAGTTCTTCTGGCAATTATAGTTCCAATAATCAAAACAACATAAAACTTACTGAAACAGAAAAAACTCTCATGAAAGAATTTGGTAAATATGGGGTAAAGCCTCAAGACTTTATCAAAGAAAAAATGAAGCAAAATGCTCGAATTAAAGATGCATATGCGCGTGGAGATGCAATCTCTCTTCAACAATATGGAATGTTATAAAGGAAAATAAATAATGAAGAAAAAATCAGCAGAATATATTGAGCCAGAGAATAGATTTCAAGAAGAACGCTATTTTGAAACCCGTGATTGGGAACAAGAAGAAGATGATTTTCGTCGTCAAGTAAAGATGAGTTATGAAGATCCTTTTTATATAGATCCTTCTATTGTTCCTATGGGAATGGAATATGCATGGAAACGCCAATATATCTTTAAAATGGGAGGAGAAGAAGATACAGGAAATCTCGCCCGTGCTTATAATAGTAAATGGACGCCAGTTCCTGCCTCTCGTCATCCTTATTTAGCTGGCGTAGGGCTTAATGGAGATGTCAAAAATGAAAAAGGTTACATTGAAAAAGGAGGCCAGGTTCTTTGTGAAAGACCTGATCGTTTTGGAAGAATAGAAAGAGAAGTCATTGCACGTACGACTTATGAACGTACCTATTCCAATGAAGCCTTAAGAGGAAATCCTGATTTTATTGTTCAGAGAAATTCTTTCAATACAAATAACAATTTAAGATCTTCTAATGCGTGGTCTTATTAATGGCAAATAACAGTTTTACAGATCTTTTTACTGGAAATCCCGTATGGGCAGCCTCTGTTTCCTATGCTGCCTATACGATTACTGGTAATTTTTCTTTAAACTGGCCAACTGACTTTTTAGATAATCCCAATACCATTGGCTCATTTACCTCTATTTCCGTCAATGCCAATGGATATAATGTGACACTCCCGACAGCACTTGCAGCTTCTGTAGGTCAATCTATTGTTTTTATTAATACATCTCCCGGCAACAATAACTTTGTTATCAAAGATAATGCTGGTAACACTCTTATTACCTTGAATCAAGGAAATGCTGTTTGTCTTTTATTAACAGATAATACGACGGCTGCGGGAACATGGCTTATTTTTCCATTTGCTCAAGGAACTCCGGCAGTTACATCCGTTGCTGCCACGACGCCTTCTGCTGGATTAACCATTGGCGGAAGTCCCATCACAAGTGCCGGTACCTTAACCTTTACATTAGCAAGTGGACTTAGTGCATTAGCTAATTTGGGAACAACCGGTATTATGGTTCAATCAACTACAGGGCCTTCTACCCTTGTATCGCGTTCTCTTGTAGGTGGAACTAATATTGATGTGACAAATGCCGATGGTGTTTTAGGTAATCCTGTGATTAATCTAAGTGATACTTTAACGGCTTTAAGTTCTATTCAAGTCGGAAATCTTCAGTTTTCTTCTAATTTGATTCAATCAACGACTGCTAATACAAATATTCAGATTATACCTAATGGAACAGGCTCTATTTTCTTAGGGCCTGGACTTACGCCTCCTGAAGTTACTTCTACGGGAAGTATGGGAAATATCGTTAATTTAACGGCTGCCACTTTAACTGGAACGACCTCAGTTAGAGGCGGTAATATCGAATTAAATGCCAATCAAGTAACAAATAGTGTTTTAAATGGAGTGGTAGCTATCAACGGTAATGGAAGCGGTTCCGTTGTATTGCAATCAGGGGCAACATATCCTTTAACAATGCCAGCAAGCGGCTTTTTATCTCATCCATCCGTTGCATTGGCTAAAGTTTCCTTTACAGCCGCCAGTGCTACTATTTTATCTGGTTATAATGTTGCGTCTGTTACAAGAACGGCTGCGGGTAATTATACCGTAACATGGACAAATGCATTGCCTTCACAATATGTGATTTCAGCAAGCTGTACATCTCCATCTGGAACAACGCCTCTTATTATTAATTATAATTCGCCAACTTCTTCAAATGTGGTCATTAATACACAAACAACAGCGGCTGCACTAACAGATCCGGTGACAATTTCAGTAGTAGCATATTAACTTAAATATTTTTGTTTGACATAGATGATAATGTTATTTAATATATTTAAATATATAAGATAGTCTTAATCAGACTTTAAAGGATTGAGCGAAAGCTTTCGGTTTATCATTTTCCTTAAATGATTGTGAGTAGACACATTAACTCTACGAAAGTCCGTGCATGACTTTAAACTGTAGGGCTGATGCTCCTGGTTCATATATTTACCTTAAATATAAATAAAGAAAAACTTTAATTATATACAGGGAGAAAATATAATGGCTTATGGAGTAAATGCGCCATTCGGTTTACAATCAATTGCAACAAATGTTTCTTCGACTCTTACGGGTCAACAGACGCCTCTTTCAATCGCTTCCAGTTATGCAACAGCCCTTTATTCAGGAGATCCCGTTGCTTTCTTAGGAAATGGTACTATTGGAATTTGTCCTCCTGGAACACCAGCGATAGGCGTTTTAAATCAAGTAATTTATTATGATCCACAAGGTAATTTGGTAAATCAACCTTATTGGCCCGCAGGTCAAGCAACCTTAGGAAGCTTAAATGCGACTGCATATGTCTTTACTGATCCAAATCTCGTCTTTAACATTCAGGTTTCTAACTCTTCAAATACCGCTGTAAATGCAGCGGCAACAGTAACCGCTGCTCAAATTGGTCAGAATGCCAATTTTGCAATTGGTGGCGGAACAATGTTGACTCCAGTAAATCTAACGAGTGGATCTACAAGAACGGGTCAATCCGCTTATTATCTTGATGCAAGCACTATCTCTGCTGATTCTTCACTGAACTTAAAGATCATCGGATTTACCAATTATATCGGTAACGCTGCGAGTGTTCCTTTCAATAACGTTCTTGTGACCTTGAATAACCAAACTCTCAAGGCTAATGGAACTGGCTTTACGAATGATCCAAGCGGCAAAAACGTTACTGTCACGGGTGCAACTTATACAGCTCTCATTAGTGATGAAATAATTGAATGTTCTCATACTCCTACTGGAACTGTCACCGTAACTGTTCCAACTGCTTCTGCTTTCAATCGTGGAAAGAAGTATTGGATTAAGGATACGGGAGGAATGGCAAATATGAACAATATTACCATTTCTGCTGCTACAGGAAATGTAGATGCGGGGAATGCAACTATAGCGACTGCCTATGGCCATGCCACTGTTATCAGTGACGGTACGCAATGGTGGACAATTTAATTAAAAATTACAGGGAGAAATAAAAAATGGCTTTAATTAATACTGGTTCGATAGCCAACGAACTACGGCCAGGGTTGGCAGCTTTAACAGGGGCTTATGCTCGTTATCCTTCGCAATATAAAGAAGTATTTAATATCTATACTTCTGATAAGTACGAAGAAATCGAAGTCGAAATGAGATTTACAGGATTAGCGCAGATTAAGCCGGAAGGTGGCCCAATTGCTGTAGATACCATGGGACAACGGATTATCACTACTTATGTGCATCGTAACGTAGGTATTTCGTTCATAATCACTCAAGAAGCTCTACAGGATAACCTCTATAAGACGCGTTTCCCAATGCAATCTAAGGCTCTCTTAGACTCTATGGAGCAAGCCAAGGAGACTTTGGGTATGGCCGTTCTCAACAACGGATTTGATGTAAATTTCCCTCTGGGTGACGGCCAGCCGCTATTCAGCACTGCGCATCCTATTGATGGTGGAACTTTCTCAAACAAGCCTTCTGTTGCAACTGATCTTAATGAAGCTTCTCTTGAAGCAGCATGCATTACGATTGAGCAATTCAAAAACCAGGCTGGACTTATCGTTATGACGAAGCCTCGTAAGTTGATTGTTCCTCCTCAGAATCAGTTCGTTGCACAGCGAATTCTCGGATCTGCTTTCCGTACCGGAACTGCAAATAACGATGAAAGCGCACTCTACTCAATGTCCATGATTCCAGAAGGCGCACGGGTCAATCAATTCTTAACATTGCCAAATTCTTTCTTTGTGGTCACAGATGCTCCTGATGGACTTAAGATGTATGAAAGAACACCTCTTGAGACCGATGTGTATTGCGATTTCTTGACAAAGAACTTAATGGCAAGTGCGAACCAACGTTATTCCTTCGGCGTAACCAACGTTCGTTCAATTTATGGTAGTAGTGGAATGTAAGAGTGTCTCTTAATTCTGTATCACCATCAACTTATACCACCGGCGTATTATTTGCCGATCTGGTCAATGTCCAGGGGGGAGCGAATGGGGTTATTACTGCGAAGATAACCCCTTCTGCTGCTTTTGACATTCAAAGTACGTCGGGTGCGCTTTGCATTCCGCGTATGACCCAGGCTCAGCGATTATTGCTGACGCGTTCAAATGGAATGATGGTATATGATACCACGTTAGATGAGTTTCAAATTGTTGAAAATGGTGTATGGGTAAGAATTGCGGTTATTAGTGGGCCTGCGACTTCTGTGCCTGGTGATATTCCTGTTTTTGCTGATACTTCAGGAAGTGTTTTTGTTGATAGCGGTGTTAATATAACACAAGTTCCTGCGGTTTTTGCAAAGGAAGGAGACGCTTTAGCTACAAATACTGAACTTCAAGATCTCGATATTGTTAATTTTAAAGATGTAGGTCTTATTTATACAGAGGGAAATTATGTCGTTGGTTTCCATCCCAATACATTTGCAGGACGTTTTCCTAATACTGTCTTTGGTTTTGCTAATCCTTCTAGTGCAGATGCCTCCGTTGAAATAACTCAAGGAGCTTTCCTCGTTTCTCGGCTTACACAAGCAGAAATAAATGCATTGATTTCTGTAGATGGAATGATTGTTTATAATACGGATACAGATCTTTTTAATGTTCATCAAGATTTGGGATGGACACACTTTTATAGTCCAGGCGTTCCGACAACAATTATAAATACAGGCGGAAATCTTTTTATTGGAACTGGTACTGGAACCGCATCTCCAACAGGCGCTGGAAATGTGGCCATTGGTGATCAATCACAAGCTGCGGTTACTTCAACTTCATTTAATAATAGTCTTGGATACCAATCACTTTTACATAATACAAATGGAAATCGTAACAATGCCTTTGGTTATCAAGCTCTTCAAAATCTAAGAGTTACCAGTGATAATAGTGCCTTTGGGCATTTAGCGTTAGCAGCAAATACAGCTCCAAATAATTGTGCTTTTGGAAGTAGTGCATTAGCTGTCAATGGAGCAGGATTTCAGAACAGTGCCTTTGGAAGTGGGGCACTCGCATTAATGAGCAATTTAAGTGGCGTCGATAATTGTGCCATTGGATATGCAGCCGGTGGCACTTACGATAATTATTCAGAATGTGTTTTTATCGGTTCAGGTGCAGATGCCACTTTAACCGGTTTAACGAATGCAATAGCTATTGGATATAATGCCAAAGTAAGCACAGGTAATTCAATTATATTAGGAGATACACGTGTAAACGTTGGTATTGGTACTACCGCTCCTCCTTATCTTCTGACATTAGGAAATTCTAGTATAAGTGCCCCAAATTTTTATATGGCAAATGCCGGTACAGATCCAGCTGCTCCCACAGGAGGAGGTCTTTTGTATGTAGTCGCAGGTGCTTTGAAATATAGAGGATCATCGGGAACAATTACCACACTCGCACCAGCATAATGTTTTAAACAGGGAGAAAATATAATGGCACTTAATTCAATATCGCCAACCACATTTACAACTGGCGTTCTTATTACAGATACGTCTAATACAGCAAGCGGCAATGGAATTATTGCAAATAAAATAACTGCATCCACAGCTTTAGATATTCAGAGTACTTTAGGAGCTCTTTGTCTTCCACGCATGACAACCACTCAAAGACTTGCTCTTACAGCATCCAATGGTATGATGGTTTTTGATACCACGATTGGATCTGTTTTTACTTATGCAGGTGGATGGACACTTTCCTCTGATATTATTGATGGAGGAATGGGTGGAAACCTTTTCATTGGAACGGGTTCAGGAAATAAAACAGCCACAGGAACTCTTAACACAGGCACAGGTTATAATACTCTTCACGCATTAACGTCAGGGGTTCATAACAGTGCATTTGGATATTCTTCCTTAGAAAGCAATACTACGGGGACTGGAAATAGTTCTTTTGGTTATCAAGCTCTTCAATTAAACACGACCGGAATTGGAAACGCTGCATTTGGACTGTCTGTTTTAACGTTAAACTTAACAGGAGATAACAATTCTGGATTTGGAGCAGGAGCACTTTCCGCTAATACGGCATCTAATAATAGTGCTTTTGGTTCTAATGCTCTTTCTTCTGTTTCAACGGGAACCCAAAATACGGGCGTAGGTGTTGATGCGCTTGGAGCTTTGACCGCAACAAATGGAAATACGGCTATTGGTTATAATACAGCTAATGGACATGCTGCTTACAATAACTGTACTTTTGTGGGGGCAACCGCTGATGCCACAATGAATAACTTAACAAATGCTACTGCAATCGGTTTTGGTGCGCAAGTTGCTTCTAGTAATTCCATGGTTCTTGGAAATGGAGCCAATGTTGGTATTGGTATAACAGCTCCTACTTATCTTCTTCATCTTGTAAGTACCAATCAAGCAATAGCTGTAGAAGGTGGTTTTATTGGAAAAGTAACAACTGCTAATGCAGCTACTTATACAGTTCTTCCTGGAGATTTCATTATTAAAAGTCTTCATTCTTTAACAGGAACGCAAACCATTACTTTACCTGCTCCTGCTGCTGGCAATACAGGTCAAATGTATTTTATTAATGATGCTGATGGACATGCAGGTACTAATAATATCACTATTGGTACTGCGGGTGGGATGATTAATGGAGGAGCTACTATTGTCATTAATGCAGACCATGGAGCTTTCCGCGTCTATAGCGATGGAACAAATTGGTTCACTATTTAAGTAGATTATATATAATAAAAGAGATTAAGTTTTTAATCTCATAAAAATATAAACTACAAAAGGATAAAAACATGAAAAACAATGTAGTAGACACTTTATCGGCTAAACATAGTGAAATCAAAACTTCATTAGAGGATAATCAGAAGAAACATGATGAAATTTGTAAAAATATTCAACTTTTGGAAGAAAATAAAACCAAAATTAATGAAGTTATTTTGGTAATGAAAGGAATGATAGATGCACTTCAGTATTCTATCATTCAATGTGCAGAAACAGTTGAAGAAAAAAAAGATGAAGTTCCCAAAATAGAGGCAAAGAAGGGAAAATAAATGTCATATCCTGAGGTTTTTAATTGGCCTGCGCCCGATACGCAAGCAATTAGTCTTACGCAATCTTTAAGCGGAGCAGGCAACTTATTAATCAATGGGCATTTGACAATTAATGCAGCACAGCCGGGGAATGCAATATTTCCCCGGATGTCTCGTACAGTTTCTTTAACGTCTACCAATAACTTAAGTGGCGTTAATTTTACTATTACAGGGACTTATAATAGCCAAATAGTTTCAGAAACGCGCGCTGGGCCTAATAATAATACCGTTTATACCACTCAATTATTTGATAGCGTGACAAGTGTTTCAGCAAATGGAGCAGCAGCCGCTGTAAGTATTGGAACAGGTACAACCGGTCATACACGTTGGTTTAATTATGATTATAATCGTCATTTTTCTACATTATCAATTCAAGCTGTTGTAGCAGGAACTATTGATTATACCTTTAATGTTACTTTAGATGATGTTCAAACAAACAGCAGTCCTGCTGTGTTTCAGCCAATAATGGCTTTAACAACAGCCACAACGAATCAGTTTTTTAGCAATTTAGGATTAACTGCATTTAATTATGCAAATTTCACAATCAATTCATCAGGAACAGATGGAGCGCTCGTGGGAACTATAATGCAGACAGGGATTAATTAAATAAAAGTATAACAGGGAGAACAGGGAAAAATGGGGAGAGCTAAAAAGAAGTGGATTCAAGACGCCATTAAAAAACCTGGTGCTCTCCATAAAGCATTGGGTGTCCCAATGGATAAAAATATTCCAGAAGCAAAATTAGAAAAAGCGGAACATTCTAAAAGTCATTTAATGAGAAAAAGAGCTAATTTAGCTGAAACATTAAAGCATCTTCATCATGCTAAAGGAGGGAAAATGGTTCCTCCTAAAAAGATGATGCATCAGGGTTCTAGTCGGTCACGATGAAAGATAAACCGTGGCATATTCTGGAACTTATAATTTTGCGGCAACGCAAAGCAACATTTTAATTGATGAAGCCTTTCGTAAGATAGGCATTCTTCCCGACACGATTGTTGGCGAAAAGCTTTTGTCTGCGCAAATAAGTTCCAATCTTATTCTTTCTGAATGGATGAATAGAGGACTTAATTTATGGACACTTCAAGAAGGAATGATTGGTCTAAATATTAATCAAAACGCCTATCAGTTACCTTCTTATGTGAGTAAAGTTCAAGTTGCTAATATAAGAACAAGTGCCCGTCAAAATTCCGGTACAGCTTTTTCAAGTGCAGGAGGAATCGCGCAAAATGCTTTTGATGGAAATCCAAATACCGCATGCACTCAAACAGCTCCTGATGGATATATTAGTTTTAATTATGGATCAGGTAATCTCGTTACTGTTCAAATGGTGGGCATCCAGTCAAACGCTTCTATTACTTATACGCCTGTTTGTGAATATTCTAATGATAATATTACTTGGAATTTAGCATTTTCAATCCCTGCACAAGTTTTTCCTTTTGGACAGCTTATTTGGTTTGTGATGCCAGAACCTATTCCTGCTCAATATTTTAGAGTAAGGGAAACGGGAGGAGCTACCCTTAATATTCAGGAATTATATTTTAATAATACGATTCAAGACATTCCTATGTCTGAAATATCTCATTATGAGTATTGGAAACTTCCTTTTAAGAATCAATTAGGAAGACCTACAAGTTTTTATCTCGATCGTCAAATTAGCCCTATTTTAAGGGTATGGCCTACCCCTACGATCTATTTCAATAATCTTTTTTATACCTATGAACAAATGATTCAAGATGTTGGAAATATGACAAATAACGTCCAAATTCCTCAACGTTTCTTTAATGCATTTGTTGATAATTTAGCCGTTCAATTAGCGATTAAATATGCACCTGATCGTATTTCTTATTTAAATGAATTAGCTGAAAGATCTTTTTCATTGGCAGCCAAAGAAGATGTCCAACATGTGCCTGTGCGCATTTATGGAAGCTATGTTGGAGGGTGGTCAACAGAATGAGCTATTATCAGCATGGTAAATATCTTTCAATTGATCCTGAAAATCCAGAAGCTTTAGGCATCTGTGATTACACAGGATTTGTTTTTCCAAAAAAAGATCTTGTGCGTCAAATGGAATGGCGTGGCGAAGGACTTGTATGGACAGGTTTTTATGTAGGTCGTCCTTTTGTTGATAAGCCAAATGAACAAAATAGAACGCCTATTTTTCCGCCAGATCCAGTTCCTGTTTTAGATCCACGTCCTCCTTTTATGTCTGTCATTGCATGGAATATGGATCAAAGCATTTTTAGTCAGAATTTAAGCACTTTCGATACGGATCAAGGAGTAATGCTCAATGCACCTGCATTGCCAGTTCCGCAGCGTGTTCAAGAATTACAAAATTATAATTGGGGAGCAGGGTAATGAGTTCATTAACAGGACAACCTATTTATCAATATTATGGAGATTTGCTTACAACGACAAATTCGGGAGCCGGTCTTTCAACAACATTACAACCTTTGCAAGATGGTCTTGGTAATTCAAGTACCGTTCAAATTGCGACGAATGCTATTAATTTTTCTCGTGCGAATGGAAGTACTTTCCAACTTGATGGCGTAAATCTAACAGCAACTGCAACTTCTATTAATGATGTGTGTCAAGCTGATCCCATTATTCCCGGAATGGGAGGGGTTACGGTTCCAGGGGGAACGACGGGACAAAGGCCTCTTGTTCCTCACAATGGAGAAATTCGCTATAATACGACTTTAAATGCGCTTGAAGCTTTTCAAAATGATACATGGGGTAACTTACAAGCAGGCGCCGTTTTAGGGCCTGCAAGTTCGGTTGCTAATAATATCGTTACCTTTCTTGATACTAGCGGAAAAATGCTTAAGGACAGTGGCGTTGCGATTACGTCTGTCCCTGCGCCTTTAGCTGAATTAGGACGTTCTCTTGTAACGGATGTTCAAATCAGTGGAATTGATATCTTAAGCTTTGGTTCTTCTATCTTAAATGATATTGGACTTATTTATCGTCAAACAGACTATGTTTTGGGGATTTTCCCCAATACATTTGTAGGGCGTTTCCCTAATACCGTCTTTGGTTTTGCTACCCCTTCTAGTGCGGATGCCTCCGTTGAAATAACCCAAGGAGCTTTCCTTCTTTCTCGTCTGACGCAAACGGAAATTAATGCCTTAATCGCCGTAGATGGAATGACGGTTTATAATACCACGACAGATACCTTTAATTTCCATCAAAATGGCAGTTGGGTTAATTTAGGAAGTGGTGCTGTTTTAAGCGTTAGTGGTACCGCTAATGAGATAACAGCTACTGGAACGACTTCTGTTACCCTTTCAATTGCAAATAATCCAACGATTCCTGGGATGGGAGGAATGATTGTGCCTGTTGGAACAACAGCGCAACGTGCTGGGAGTCCGACCAATGGAGAATTCCGTTATAATACAGATCTTCAAATGTTTGAAGGCTATCAAAATAGCATGTGGATGCCTTTTGGAACAGGAGGAGGAAGCGTTACCTCTATTACTGCTGGCACTAACCTTACAGGTGGAACTATCACTACCAGTGGTACGATTGCTTTAAGTGATACTATCACAGGTTTAACTTCTTTAGAATCGAATGCATTAAGTACATTGAGTTTAAGCGTATTAGCCACAGGAGGTGTTCCTGGATTTGTTGATTTCTATAACTCTGCCAATACGCATTATGTAGGTTTTACGGCACCTGCGGGTATTTCATCAAATGTCACCTGGACGCTTCCTGCAACTGATGGAACAATGAATCAAGTTCTTTCCACTAATGGAACCGGTACTTTATCATGGGCAACCGTGGGAGGAGGAAATACAACTGCAAAATATATATTGCAACAGCCTGATGCTGGTCTTCCCAATTCTCAAGCCTTAAGTGATTTGGGAAGTGCGGGTCTGCTTAAAATAAATACAAGTGGTATCGTTCAGATCGCTATTCCTGATACGGATTATGCAACAGAAGCTACTTTATTAACATTAGTAGAAGCGGCTAGTGCAGATGCAACGGCTGCGGCTGCTTCTGCTACTGCTGCCGGTACAGCCGCTGCGGCTGCGGCTGCTTCTGCCATAGCGGCTGCTGCTTCCGCTATTACTGCCGCTGAAGAAGCCGGAGCTATTACAGGTGCCGTCAGTGCTAAATTTATTCTTCAAACTCCTAATTCCAATATTCCGAATGCCCAAAGTTTAGGAGCCTTAACGACAGGTCTTCTAAAAAATACTGTTTCAATGGCAACTGGTGTTCTTTCAACGGCAAGTGCAGGAACTGATTATTATGGGCCCGGTGCTCCCACAACGATCATTGATACGGGATTGGCAGGTAGTTTCTTTATTGGTACACAAGCGGGCAATGGAACGCTTACAGGCGTTGATAACGTGGGGATAGGATATCAATGTTTGCATGCTATAACTACAGCGAATCGGGCAACTGCACAAGGATATCAAGCTGGTGCAGCACTTACCCAAGGAAATGATAATACTTTTTTTGGATATCATGCTGGAAATGCGGTTACGACAGGCCTTGGAAATGTATTAATAGGATCTCAAGCCGGCGTTCTTATAACTACTGCTTCTGATAATACTATTGTAGGACTTCAAGCTGGGGCCGCTCTTACTACTTCTTCATCGAATAGTCTTTTTGGTTATCAATCGGGAAATGGTCTTACAACAGGAACTCAAAATTGTGCCACTGGCTGGTTTTCAATGGGAAATACTACTTCAGGAAGTTTTAATTGTTTTTATGGGGTAGAAGCAGGATTTAGTAATGTTTCAGGATCAAATATATCTGCATTTGGGTGGCAAGCAGCGCCTGCTACTGATACCTCCAGTAATATATGTGCATTCGGTGCAAGTACATTTAGTTCTGCTTCTACTTCTTCTGGATGTTCAGCATTTGGTGATACCTCAGGAGCTAATCAAAATAATTATACAAATTGTACATTTGTAGGAGCCCTTGCAGATGCATCTAATGATGGTCTGACGAATGCAACAGCCATTGGATATAATGCGCAAGTAGGAGCGAGTAATTCATTAGTTCTTGGGAATGGAGCTAATGTCGGTATTGGAACAAGTACTCCTAATTCATCTTTGCATATTGTTGGAGGAATTACTTATAAAAGAACTCCTATTACAATTTCATCTGGAGGAACTTATACTGTATTATCAACAGATTATATTATAGGAATAACATCATTAGCAGCCGGCGGAGGAACAGTTATGTTACCTGCCCCTTCGGCTGCCAATACTGGTCAAATTTTTATCATAAAAGATGAAGGAGGGCATGTTTCTCTTACTCAACCTTTACATATTACGGTAGCAGGAGGTGCTTTAATTGATGGAATAGCTACTCAAACAACTCTAACAGCTTATGCAAATTTTTTAGTTTATTGCAATGGAACAAATTATAACCTTTGGTAAAAATATATTTAAATAATAAGTTTATATTTTTTATCAAAAATGATAATATAAAAGACATACAGGGAGAACATCATGTTTAATAATTTTATGCCAACACCGTTGGTAAATGCGTATCAATCGCCTATGCAAATGTATGCGCGAGGAGGACACGCCGATTATCCTTATCATCAGGAAGCGCATATGCTTCAAGAGATGGGAACAGGGCGCGACCGCATTCTTGCTCATCTTAATCCTGCTGAAGCACGTTATCTCATGCATACACATGGAATGAGCGTTAATCCACATACGGGACTTCCTCAATTTGGTCTGTGGGATAGCATTAGAAGCGGTCTTGGAAAAGTAGGAAGTGCTGTTGCGGGAGCTGCTCCGGGAATCTGGGAGCAATTTGGGCGTCCAATAGCTCAATCTGCCCTTCAAGGACTTGATACAGGAATTAGAGGAGCTCTTCCTAATATAGGACAAGCCATTGGAAGTCGATTCGGTGGAGAAAGAGGAGCTCAATTGGGTCAAAGTTTTGGACAGAATTTAGGGAATCAGTTTGGAAATTTAGGAGGAATTTCAGGTCAAGTTCTTCCACGTGTTGATGCGCGTGCTGGAATGCAAGGACAAGCAGCTCCTTCTATTAATCCGCTTCAAATGGCTGCGAACGTAGGGCGTGGTGTATGGGGAGATGTAGGGCGCAATATGGCGCGTGAAGGTCTCGTTAATCTTGATGTCCGTGCGATGAATGCTCTTCCTGGATTAGGTCAAAGAGCTGGTATGGCCGTTGGAAATGTATTTAATCGTCCTGAATTAGGAAGTCAACTTGGAGGTCAATTAGGCAGTAGATTAGGAGAAGCATATGGAGAAAGTCCAGGAATTAGTGGATATGCAATGCCTCGTATGCATGCAGCAGTTCAAGGATTTGGAAGAGCGCCTATGGCAAATCCAGCAGTTCCTCAACAAGCTCCCGAAGTACCAGCATTTGCTCAGGGAGGCCATATGTATAATATGGGCGGTTATATGTCTCCTTATATGTATTAAGGAGAAAAAGAAATGACAATGACATATGCTTCATTGTCTGCGCAAATTCTGGATTATCTTGATAGAAATGATGCTGATACAGCAGCGGCTGTACCAAATTTTATCTATCAAGCCGAACAGAGAATCAGCAGGGAAGTCAAAAACATAGGTCTTGAAACTTATGTTAATGGCACCTTTGCGATTGGACAAAACATCCTTTTAAAACCTGCGCGCTGGCGCAGAACGCTTTCTCTGACTTATGGATCTGGAACCAACAATAATGTAAGTAATCAGATTTACTTAAGGACATATGAATATGTTAAGAGTTACTGGCCCGATTCAGTCCAGGAATCTCCTCCTCTTTATTATGCAGATTTTGGATATGATCATATTATTGTCGCTCCTACTCCTGACCAGAAGTATCCTTTTATATGGTCTTATTTGCAACTTCCCGAACCTTTGGGCCCAACTGTCAGTACCAATTGGATTACCAATAATGCTCCTGATCTTCTTTTATATGCTTCTCTCTTAGAAGCCATTCCTTTCCTTAAAGTCGATGAAAGAATTCCTTTCTGGCAGTCTCTCTATGATCGTTCTCTCCAAAGTTTAAATACTCAAGATACGCAACGTTATTCCGATCGTGTCAGTGTAAGAGAATCGGATTAATGTGTTATGGTAAGGAATTTATCAAATAATATAACACAGAACGAAGAGGAAGTTTTACGGAATCTCGAAAAAGACTTACAAAATCATTCAAAAGCGATCGAGAAAAGTAAGCAATTTGGTATACAATTACCTTCTAATGTTCATCATCTTAAAAAGAATGTCTATCTATATTTTTGTAATATCGCACGCCGCAAAGAATTATCTCCTCTTGCATTAAAATGGATGGCTGATTTTGCAGAAAATAGCCCATACGAAGATGTAAGACAAAATTACAATAATCAAGCATGGGTAGATCAATATCGTACTCTCAAAAGAGATTATAAATGAGTAGTTATTCTTATTATCCTCTTTTTAGCGAACCTGGAATTAAGCTAGATGGTACTAATTTTGAAGGAAAAAACTATACATTAGGTCAACATTGCCGCTTTTATCGGGGTTATCCTCGTAAGATAGGAGGATATAAGCTTCTGGTAGGAGATCTTCCTAATATTCCACGTGGTCTTTATACTTTTCCTCAAACGCCTGATTTTAATATCTATATTGGAGATGAATCAACTTTAAAAGTTCAAACAATTGATTCAAATGGTAATTTAATTGGGGGATTATCTAATCTAACTCCTGTTGATTTTGTTGCAGATCCTAATAATGTGTGGACATTTGATAGTATGTATTCCACTATTAGTAATTCAAATATATTGATTGCTCATGCAGCTCCTAATTTATTCTCTATATCAAATAATGTAGAATCTCCTGTTTATTATGGGACAATAGGATCCAATACGCCTTTAATAGATACAGGAAATAGAGTATCAGGTGGAATTGTTGTTTTGCATCCTTTTCTTTTTATGTTTGGAAATGCAGGAGATGTAAAATGGACACTTGCGAATGACCCATCCACGATTATGGGAGAAGCGCGTGTTGCTTCTCAAAAGATTGTAGCTGGTCTTCCTACCCGGGGTGGTAATAGTTCTCCAGCAGGTCTTCTATGGAGTCTAGACAGCCTTATCCGTGTAACACAAGTAGGTACAACTCAGGTTGAATTTGCGTTTGATTCAATTGCTTCTCAAAGTTCTCTTTTATCAAGTCGTTCGATTATTGAATATGATGGGCTTTATTTCTGGGCCGGAACCGATCGTTTTTTAGTGTATAATGGTGTGGTTCAAGAAGTTCCTAATGACATGAATTTGAACTTTTTCTATTTGAATTTAAATTATGATCAACGTCAAAAAGTATGGGCAACAAAAATTCCTCAATATGGAGAAATATGGTGGTTTTTCCCTATGAAAGGAAGCGATGAATGCAATGCCGCTGTTATTTATAATAAAAGAGAAAATAAGTGGTATAATACGACGGCTGATGAAAATGGGAATTATTTTGGCCCTCATCGTGGCACAGGATATTTTGAGCAAGTATTTGCGGATCCTATTTGGGCTGATAATGATCCTCAAGTGAATAATAAATATTCGATTTGGTGGCATGAAAAGGGAGTGGATCAAAACGTTAATGGAATACTTTCTTCCATTCCTTCTTTCTTTCAAACAGGAAGCATTGCATGGTGTGCAATTGACCCATCTAAAAATTTCAAAGGTGTTCAACGTCTTGTTGATCTTTATTCGTTTGAACCTGACTTTATTCAATCAGGAGATATGACATTAACTGTTAAAGGCACAGAATATGCCAATTCTCCTGTTATATCGAGCACTCCCTATTCTTTTAATCCTTCGACCTTAAAGATAGATTTAAGAGAACAACGCAGAGAAATGTACTTACGGTTTGATAGCAATGAAGTAGGAGGATTTTATCAATTAGGACAAAGTCTTGTCCTTATGAGAATTGGAGATGTAAGACCATGATGCTTCCTGTTTTTACAGATATTAAAAGTTGGGCGAATTCATTAATTATTGATTTTCCAAAAGATGATATTCCACAATTACATGATGCTGATGATTGGAAATCATGGGGAAATATCCTCATTCAAACAACGACTTTTTCAGATAATAATGCTCCTTTTCCGGATAATTATACAGATCCAATGAAATGGGCAAAAGATGTATTTTACGCCATCAATACAAATGAATAAGACTTATTTTTTTTATAATAAATGATATAATATGGTTTAAACAGGGAGAAAATAAATGTACAGCCAAAATCAGGAAGAAAGTTTTTCCTTTCCTCTTCCGACAGTAGAGGCTAATCAATATCCTCCTATGCCTGCTACGGACTATGATTTTTCTCCTCATTATCGTAGAGGAGGAAGTGTTTCGCCGCGTTTAGGTGAAATGATTAATCATATTCAGTCCCAAGGAGAAGATGAAGATCAGATATTGGCGTACATTAATCCTGAAGAAGCTCAAGAATTAGAGGAAATGTTTGGTTCTGATATTAATCCTTATACAGGATTGCCTCAATATGGAAAGTTTTGGAGAAAATTTAGAAAGATAGCCGGAAAGGCTCTGCCGGTGGTAGGAGCAGTCGTCGGAAATTATTTTGCTCCTGGTATTGGAGGAATGATCGGAGGAGCTATTGGAGGAGGATTAAGTGGAGCGGTAGGAGGTTCTAAACATCCTCTTAAAACAGGCTTAAAAGGAGCTGCTATTGGAGGAAGCTTAGGGGCTCTCCAGGGATATGCATTACCTGCTGTTGGCCGTTATTTATCTGCTTCAGGAAGTCCTGCATTGGGAGGAGCTCTTACAAATATAGGAAAAAGTCAATTTGGGAATTTATTGGGAGGGACTTCTTTAACAGGAGGAGGTGCAGGAGTCGGCAGTATACCTCTTCTTCCATCTGCCCAACTTGCTAGTGTTGCCCCTCAAGCTGGGAGTGGCATAGGAAACTTATTAAATTATGCACTTTTAGGAACGGCAGCTTTAGGCCTTGTTGGAGGTAAAACAAAATATAAGATTCCGAAAGAACATCGAAAAGAACCTTCTTTGCAAGAAATGATAACATCTTTAAGAAAAGCAAACGAAAGACCGGAAGATCAGCCACGTCATATTGCGCCTTATAGAGCTCCTGAAGAATATTTTGAAATTCCCGATGTCGAAGAACATGGATATAGAGGTTATTATAATCCTTATGAAGGATATGCTCAAGGGTATGCCAAAGGAGGAGAAGTAAGACAACGTTTTATGTATGGAGGGCAAGGGAGAGGCCGGGGCAGAGGAGGGCCACAAATTCCTCAAGGAATGGATCCCCGTACCGCAGCCATTTTAGCACATCAACAACGTAATCGAGAACTACAAGAAAGAGGAAGACAGCAACAATTAGCTCAAAAAGGAACTGTTGTACCTGTACCTACGCCTACTCCTCCTAATTTAACTCTTGTGGCAGCAAGTCCAGATCCTCGTGCTGCGGCTGTGGCAGAACATCAACGTTATAATCAAGAACTTCAAAGAGCAGCTCAAGCCAAGCAAGCACAAGAAAAAGCTCAAGAAGTAGCTAAAAGAATGAAAGTATCGGAGGTAAGCCCAGCAGAAAATATAGCTTCTTTAGAACAAGCTCTTAAAGCTTTATCTGAAAGACAATCTGCTGGCTTATTAAAAGAAGAAAGAGATCCTTTAGTAGGAGGATTATTAAATTCTCCATTGTTTAATATGGGAGGGTTATTAGAAGATGTTGTCCAATATGTTCCTGAAGAAGAATTTAAATCCTTTAAAAGAGAAGCTCCTGAACACGCACCCCGAGAAATTAAACCTTATGTTGCTCCTCCTGAACATTTTGAAGTGCCGGAAGTAGAAGAAAAAGGATTTCAAGGTTATCGCCGAGCTAAAGAAGGAGGAATGATAGAAGGAAAAGAAGGGGGACAAGCGGATAATAGACCTCGTACTCTTAAAGAAGGAGATTATATCGTTGATGCAACGACTGTTTCTCTATTGGGAGATGGGAATACGCAAGCTGGAAAAGTCTTCTTAGATAATTTTGTAAATAAATTTGGTAATATTAAGCATAAATATGCCAAAGGAGAAAAAGTAAGTAAAATACAAGTGAGAGATGTGCCTGCACTTGTTTCAGATGGAGAATATCATATTAATCGAGATATCGTCAGTTCGGTAGGGCGAGGAGATAATAATAAGGGAGCCGCTATTATTAAGAAAATGATTAATAATATAAGGCGTCATAAAGGAATTAAGGGACTGCCTCCTAAATCTAAATCAATGAATTTTTATTTAAAGAGTGCAGCATAAGGGAATAAAATGCCATATGTAATCGGATCACAATTTGAGCAATTACCACCTTGGTATCAAACTATTTTGCGTAATTTTATTGAGCAAACGGAATCTTTGCGTCAACAACAATATCCTCAATATCAAGGTGAAAGAATTGCTGAATTGCCTCCTACTTTATTACGGAGTCAAGCATTAGCTGGTGAAAGAGGAAGGCATGAACCTTATTATCAGCAAGCGCAAGAATTATTAGGGTCTACTAGAGGGGTTCCTTATAGAGAAAGATTAGCACCTTATTTAAATCCTTATATTGAAAATGTTGTTTCAAATATAGGAAAAAAAGGTCAAAGACTTCTTAAAGAAAACATATTGCCTCAATTAGAAGCACAATTTGTAAGATTAGGGCAACATGGCTCCAGTCGTCATAAAGATTTAGCTTTAAGGGCAGCCAGAGATTTAGAAGAAGCTATTTTAGAAAAACAAGAAGCAGCCTTAGCGCGTGGATATGAACAAGCGGGTCAAACTCAACAGCAAGAAAGATTAAGAGAAATTGAACAAGCGCGTTCTTTAGGCCAATTGGGAAGTGGAGCACAACAAGAACAACGTCAGCAAGCAGGATTATTGAATTTATTGGGAGGACAAGAACAAGCGCATCGTCAGAATGTTCTAAATGAACAACAAGCAGAATTCTGGCGACGTCAAATGTGGCCACAGCAAAATCTTGCACAACAAGCAGCTACTTTACATGGAATACCTCAACCTCCTGGAACAGCTTATTCAACTGGGTATACACCTCCGCAAGCTATTCCTACTCTTAGTCCATTGGGACAAGCTGGCGGAATTGCCGCACAATTATATGGATTTGGACGTGCAGGAGGATTTAAAAAAGGAGGAAAGATAAAAGAAAATATTCCTTTATCTGCTTTAAAATTTAAGAAAAAATCAGCAATGAAGAAAAGGTAAATAAGATGAATGCTTCATTAGCAGAATATTTGGCACAGATTAGAGATGCTTATCAGCAAAATGCCACAAATCCTGAAATTCCAAATCCTTTGCAAGCTGGGATGCAAATGGGTCATCAAATGATGGGATTAAGTCCTGAGCAAACGCAACAAGCACAAGGAATGGGATTTATTAATTTAGGACAAGCGTACGGACAACCTGCTCGTAGTCAATTTGAAAGAATTAATAATGCTTTAGGTGCTGGTATTCAAGGATATTTAGGAGAAAGAGGAAGACAAGCCCAAATAAATGCAACATTGCATGAACAAGCGATAAAACAGCGTCAAAATGAATTAAAATATGCACATTTGTTGGCTCAACAAGAAGAAAAATCACGTCAGCATGCTGAAACATTAGAACAACGCAAAAGAGAACATGAAGAAAAGTTAGAAGAAAATAAAAGATTTCATGATTTGATGCATCAAGACAGAATAGAATCTCGTCATCTTCGTGAAGATAAAAATAAAGAAGAATTAGGACAGCCTTTAGATGCAAGTGAAGTTCCTCTTTCCAAATATGGAAGAGAATTTGTAAAAAAATGGGAAACGCGTGTAGCTGATGAAGTTGGGAAAATTCCTGTTAATAAACAAACACTTAATACTATTGAAGAAATGAGAGATATTTTTAATAAATATCCTAAAATAGGAGAAAGTTTTTTAAATATATTAGTGAGTAGTGAACCTAATACTTTTGAATTAATAGGACGTCAATTAGAAGGTTTATTTAGAAGTGGAGATGAAATAGCTGCAATCCAACAACTTGAAAAATTATCTGCTGATTTAAATTTATCTACCATTACAGGTCTTACAGGAGTCAGACCTACGGATATAATGAAGAAAGAAATTAAAAGAGCGGCTCCTAGTGGTAGATTAAAAGCATCTGCTTTCAATAAGATTGCTGATAGTTGGGAAAAAAAAGCGCATACAAATATCGAACGTGCTGAAAGATTTGAAGATGCACTTTCGCGTGGGATGTATGTAAAGAGTGGAAGTAAACAAAAAGAAAGTCCTCAAGAAATGGCCATTCCCTCTATACTTCCTCAACCTCAAATGCAAGAAATGGCACCTCCGCAAGATTTTTCTCAAATGTCCACAGAAGAACTTAAAAGACTTAGAGAGCAAATAGCAAAAAATGCCTCTTAATTTAACTCTTGAACAAATAGATGCGGAATTGGCGCGCAGAGAAAGACAGGAAAATATTCCTGTGCCTCAAGCTCCTTCTCCTTTTACATTAGAGCAAATAGATGCGGAATTAGCTAGACGGGAAGATCCTTCTTTTCTTCAGCAAGCTGCGGTATTAGGAAAAGGAGCTCTTTCTGGTTTTTTAGGTGCAATCCCTGATACGGCCGCTTTAATTTATAATTTGCCTGCGATGTTGCAAAATTATCAAGTTGGAAAACAAAGAGAATTTAAAGAAAAACATCCTGACCTATATTCTCAAATGGAAAGGCATTATGGTCAACAACTTCCTATTTCTGAACAATTACCTTTAATTCCTTCGACTACGGAAGCCATTGAAAAAGGAATTGAGAATGTAGGAGGAGAATATGTTGAAACTCCTGAAAGTATGAGAAATCTCTATGAAGCAGCTAAATTAACAGGTGCAGTGGGAGGAGCAGGAGGAATTTCTAAAGGTATTGAAAAAGTAGGAGCTAAGGTTCTTCCTGAAATATTACCTCAAGTCGGCAATATACTCGGAAAATTCGGAACAACAAAACCTGCTGAGTTAGCTGGTGCAGCGGCTGCGGGATATACTTTGCCTTCTTTAGAAGAATATGGGCCTATTCCCGCATTAGTAGGAAGTGCGGCTGCGGGTGCATTAACTACAAAAGGAGTGAAAGGAATAAAAAAGATTTCTGATATAGGAAAATCTTTTAAAGAAGTTTCAAAAGAAGGTTTTTCTCCTAAAGAAACTACAATAGGAGCCGCTATTTCTTTAATGGGAGAACCTTCACATGCAATTGAAAATGTTATAAGTAAATATAAATTAAATAAAGTCCCTTTTAATGTAAGGTTACAAGGTCCTGTTGCGTATTTTGTAGGAAATGCAGGTTTAAATACGATGTTTAGGGCTCGTCAATATACAAAAAATTTAGAAGAAGCTCCTAAAGAAGTAGTAAATACAGTCATAAAAGAAATTAATAAAATTCATCCTAAAAATTTAGGAGCTCAAGGAATTTCTCAAGATACTACCTCTTTTATAAGAAAAGAACAAGAATTAGTAGATAAACAAGCAAGTGAACTTTATAAAAAATCTTATTCTTCATTGAAAGCTCCTGATGAAAAAACGAATGTTCATCCTTTAGCAAAAGCAATGGAAGAATTAAAAGATGAATTAATAGCTCCTGATCCTTCAGAAGCTCAAAAATTTGTGATTGAAAAAATAAATAGATTTGCTGCTTCTACAGGAATTTTAAAGAAGGTTCCTCCTCCTACTGGGATGTCAGAAGAAGCTTATTGGCAAAATCCGGCATTATATGAAGCAGTTATGAAATCATTAAAGAAAAAACCTCAATTAGAGCTTCCTATTATGGCGGTAGATCAACAAAGACAAGCATGGTTGGATGCTACTAAATATGGAAAAGTAAGAGGGGTAAAAGCAAAAATAGGAAAATTAATAGGAGCTGCTACCCAATCCATTTTAAATTCTGATAATAAAGAATTTGTTAATAATTGGAATGCTGCTCGTACTTATTATAGATTAGAAAATGCTGGCCGCGTTTTTAATGATTTAGCGCGTGCTCTTACAACGGAAACTGCTCCTAAAGAAGCATATGCTTTTATGACAGATCCAAGAAAAATAAATCAATTAAGTCATATTATTGGTCCTTCTCCCAAAGGAAAACAGATTTTTAATGCTCTTAAAAGAGCTAAACTTAATGATGTATTAGTAGATAAAATTAAAGATCAAGATGGAAGATTAAGAGCTGCTAATTTTTCTTCTTTATTTGAAAAAGGAAACGAAAATCAGGATCTTTTAAGGTCTTTATTAGGGAAAGAAAATTATAAGGGATTAAAAGAAATATCTGAGCTTTCTAAATCTTTTTCAAAAAGTGCTAGTGAATTTAGAAATTTTAGTGGAACTACTACAATAGGAGTAGATATAGCTAGATTAGGACTTGTTGCTGGAGGATTGGCAGATATCGTTTTATCCGGAGGAACAGGATTATTCCTCTCTGGCGTAGGAGCTATTGCGGCTCCTTATGTAGCTTCGCGTATTCTTTCTAATCCTCGTTATGTAGATGCGGCAGTTAAATTTGGATTATCGGTTAAAAACAAAAATGTACAAGGTGCCACTCACTATAATAATAGGATGCGTGATATTTTTTATGATACCTTAAAGAGGGAAGCACCTCAATTTCTTTCTCGTAAAGCTAATGCCGCTTCTCACGAAGAATAACATATTATTTTTAAATATAAATTTTTTAAGTTGAAATTTTCTCATTTTTTCATAAAATGACTCAATCTTAATATAATAAAAAAAGAGGCCTTTGATGATTATAGAGATTCAAAATCTCATTGATAAAATTAACGTATCTTTTTTGGCGTTAATGAAAAATGAATTAGAAAAACTTAAAGTAGACGATATTAATCCTGTGCAAGCTTATATCCTTTATAAATTAGGGGAAAAAGAAGTAAATGTAGGAGATATTAGCAATAATAAATACTACAATGGAAGTAACGTTTCTTATAATTTAAAGAATCTCGTAGAAAAGGATTATTTTACACAAACGGCTAATCAACAAGATAAAAGAAGCAGTCGTATTCGAATTTCTGCTAAAGGAATTAAATTATATAAAGATCTTCATAAGAAATTTGAAAAATATGAAGAAGAGTTTAAATCTCAAAATATTTTAGAAAAAACAGATATATTTTCGATTCAGCATCTTCTTGCAAAATTAGAGAATGCTTTAAATCATAAATTAAGAAGTTAAATAACTTTCTTTGTTTTCATTATCATTAAATCCCTTATATTGGAATAGATCATTATTAAGAATAGTAAGGATATCATTTATAAGATATCCTTCTATTCCATTTATATTTCGACAGGAAATAACATTATTAAGAGTTTCCTGATTAATTTTAGAAGGGAAGAGAAAATCTTTTAACTCTTCCCGAGAAATAATTTCTTTTCCTGCAAAATGAGATTTTTTCAAGAAATTAATAAAGATGATAAGATGTCCTAATTTAGAGGAGAGTTTTTCAAATTCATTTATGTCTTCCCGAAAATCAGCCATTTTTATCTCTTTTGTTGTTAATAGAGATAGTTATAGCTTATCTATCTTGAACTGCAATCCTTTTAAAAAGGAATTTCATCATCTTCTAGAACCACTTTTTTATCGAGAGGCGATGCAGGAAAAGGTGAGTAGAAATTCTTAGATTGAGAAGAAGGAGTATTAGGGAGAATTTCAAATGCTTTATATGATTCATTTTCCTTTTCTTTCACACTTAACATAATTAATCGAGAATTAAAGTCTCCTAAAACTATTTGCGTAATTGAACGTTTTTGATGATTTTGATCTTCATATTCACGCGTTTGAAGAGCGCCTTCTATATACAACCGATGACCCTTTTTGACATATTGGTGAATGATACTTGTTAAAGAAGAGGAGTAACAAACAACTTTATGCCATTCTGTCATTGTTTTTTTCTGTCCGCTATTTTTCTCTTTATAAGAACTGGTAGTAGCTAAAGAAAAACGGGCATAATGATTTCCTTGTCCTGAAATCTTTATTTCCGGATCATTTCCTACGTTTCCTATTAAACAAACTTTATTTAGAGATTCCATTTTCTTATGTAATTTATCATGTAAATAATACATTAATACAATTAGAGGGGAATATAATATAATTATTATAGTTATAAGTGTTATATAATACATCTATTTTCCTATTTTTTCCCATGGTTTTATTGTGTGTAAGAGTCGAGATCTTTTTTTAGAAAGATTAGGAGCTGTAAAAGGATAATCTACTGGAAGATTCCATTTTTTGATATAATCTTCATGATTCATTTTAAAATTCTTTTTAATATAAGCTCCTAACATTTTTACTCTTTGGCCATCTTCCAGACAAATAATAAATTCTCCTTTTGGATCAATACTTTTTAGAGGGTTTACAGCAGGTTCATGATTTTTTGGAGGAAGAGAATTTGATGGAGAAGTAGATGTTTCAAACAAATAGTCATGCATTTCATTTAAGGCATCAATAATATCTTTATGAACTGTGCTAATAGTTTCTTTATCCAATTTCTCACGGAAAGGGATATTATAAAAGTAGGTTGTTAAAAGCTTAAGAGAATCATTCCATATTTTTTCTTTTAAATTTTGATGAATACTTTCTATAAATGGATTATCTAAAGGTCTTCCTAACATTTCATTATGTTCTTCAATGGAGGATTTTTTCTCTTCCTCCTGTGATCTTACTATTGAAAGAGTTTTTTCTTTTTGGACATTATATTTTCTAAATAACATGTTTGCGGTTTCCTTTAATGCTTGAGTTTTGTTAGAATTTTTATAGACTACATTTACCATTCCTATCTCCATGTTCTATAATTTTAGTTATTTTCGATATTAATTTATCATTGAATTTTCATAAAAAAAACAAAAAAGTTAAAAGAATGATAACTTTTCTGTACATTTATAACAAATTAAAAAAAGATTTTAGAAAAAACAATACGTTATAAAATTTATGAAAAAATTATATTGCATTTTATGAAGAGGATGTTATTTTAGGGATTGAGAATATTTTTCGGAAGTTACACATTCCTCCCTGTTTAGTGTGACTTTTTGCATCATCTCTTGTTCCCAGAGACTCGAAGAATATTCTCTATCCTTTGTTATGTAAACCTCGGCTCTGGTTTTTGTTTGAAAGAATGAAAGCCAGAGCTTCGTTTTGATTATAACTATAAATTATATGGAGGAGAATAAGAAATGAACCTTTATGAAGAAATTTGTCCGTGTGAGATATGTAACTCTTAATTAAAGGAGAAGCTTTATGAAAGAAGATATTGATCAAACTGAAGCAAAAGTAGAAGTGAAGAGAGATATTATAGAAAACATTGCTATGCATGTCTTTAAGATTAATCAATATCTTGATCTTTTAGAAAAAGGATTTTCAAGAGACACCAAAAATATTGAATTTTCCAATGTATTAACTTCTTTGTTGTGGAATTTTCTTAATAAAACTCATCCTGATGTAAGTGCTTTACAAATATGGGGAGGAGATATGGAAAAAGAAGAAATGATTTTTACACTTCAAACAAATAACCCACGAAAGGAATTAGGAAGTGTGCATTGAGAAATTTATTGATAATCTTAAAAATCTAGAAAAGATTGATATAGAATTTCTATTGTTCTTAAATAAAAACGGATATTTAGACAAACATTTAGTGACTAATCTTGATGATATTATTGTAAAGAATAAATTAAAAAAGTGTATGACAGAGTTTTTGAGTATTTATAGTTATGAAAAAATACAATAACCTTAACTCAAAGAGGCCTAACGATGACCAATCAAGAACTGATTCAAAGAGCTGTGGAAGGTGATACAGAAGCACAAGTCAACTTGGGATATAAATACTATCTAGGACTATTAGGATTTGAAAAAGATATTGATCAAGCAAGATTTTGGTGGCAAAAAGCCGCTAAATATGATAATAAAGAAGCACAATTTAATATAGGGATGCTTTTTTATACAGGTGAAGGAATGCCTAATAGGGATGAAAAGGCAGCTAAAGATTGGTGGCAAAAAGCTGCGGCCAACGGTTCTCAATTAGCTGTTACCTTTTTAAGGAATCCTCCTGAATTAGTTCATTCATTTGTAGAAAAGGCGCCTTCTTTTCATTAAAAGGGAAAAATGGCCACTTCTTCTATCTCTCCTGAAGATCAATCAAAAATAACGATTGATCTTCCTCCAGATGTTTCGGCTGATGAGGTTAAAAAATATCTTGCCTCTCTTACGCGGCGTAAAGAAAGAAAGAAACAAGAAGAAGATCCAGCAGCTAGATTAGCTGCTCTTAAAAAGCAGGCCTTAAAGTATATTCATACTCATTATAATAAGTATGTCTTGATGCAAGAAGGAATAGGCTATTATATTATTGCTCATACTGAGAATTACGAGGTAGTTGTAAAATTTGAGAAAAGTGTCTTTCAGCCACGGACAGAGAAAATAAATAAGGAGATATGTACTCTTTCTATTATTCAGTATGATAAGCTTAACCGCGATAAGATAGAGCCTTTTTTATCAATGAATTGCGAAAGAAGAAATATCCAGGAATCAGCCAATGAAAAAAGAAGATAAAAAAGAAAAACTTAATGCATCGGTTCCTATGGTTGTACGTAATGAAAGAGGGCAACTTACAAAAGGATCTATAAATAATCCTAATGGTAGACCTCGGGGAAGTTTAGGAAAAAGATATCTGCATTACCGAGATAAGTTTGATGAAACTTTGATGAGTAATGGAAATCTTCAAATGGTATTTGATAATTACTTTGAGTTATGTCGTCAAATGGATTTTCGCGCTCTGCATGGCATTATGAAATATATAGTGCCTTCTCTCATGGATAATAATGAGGGTGCTTCCAAGGATTCTATACATATGTCCACTGCTGAAGTAAAACAAATGATGTTAAATGCCATTTGGAATGCGGAACAAGCAAAACCTATAGAAACAGTTTACGAAGAAAAAGAGAAAGAGGAGAATAATGATGGAAACGAGTTTAGTTCAGAATAAGGCTTTTAATTTTACGCCTTCTAGTCTTGCAGAAGCAATGGAATATGCAAAACTAATTGCTAATAGTGAATTAGTACCTAAAGATTATCGTGGAAAACCGCAAAATGTTATGATCGCTGTTCAAATGGGGGCAGAATTAGGTCTTTCTCCTATTTTATCTTTACAAAAGATTTCTATCATTAATGGAAAAGCTACATTAGCGGCGGAAGCGTTATTAGCTCTTATTCGTACACATCCTCAATATGAAAGCGATGAGGGTTATTTTGAAGGAGAAGGAGATAACAGAACCGCGGTTTTTAAGGTTAAAAGAAAAGGATCTGATTGGCATGAAAGTCGGTTTAGTATAAAAGACGCTAAAAAAGCAGGTTTATGGGGAAAAGCAGGCGCATGGACAACTTATTCTGATCAAATGCAAATGCATCGGGCTGTTAGTTTTGGATGTCGTTTTAAGTTCGCAGATGCCTTAATGGGCCTTATCAGCGAAGAAGAAGCACAAGATTATCCTAAAGAGGACTCAAACTATGTTGATATTACTCCTGTACAAGAAGTTCAATCAAATGGAAAAGCATCTGAATATGTTTCTTCTGAAATTGTTGATGTCGAAGAGATAGAAGAAGAGAAGACTCAGTCTTCGCTTACGAATGCACTCCTTTTTCAGGCATTACAATTATTATTAGAACAACATCCGGAATTACAAGAAAGCGTTCCAAAATGGGAAGAGAAATTTAATATATCTTCTCTCACGGAGGCATCTTCAGAAATATTGGAAAAGATTATTTCAGGAGTTAAAAAGAAATATGGAAAGTGATAACTAACTGATAAACATATATAAAATTATATTGACTTTTGATAAAATTTTATGTACATTCCTTTTATCAACAACGAACATAAAGGGGGAAACACAAAATGACAGATAAACAATTTGAAGAATTAATTGCTGTATTGAAGACGTTAGTATATTACGTATCCCGTCAAAGATTTAATGTTACTCGACATGATATCAATGATAAAATTGAAACATTCAAAAAAGAAGAGGAGACAAAAAATGAAACCAATTAAGTTAGAGAATCGTGATCAATACTTTATTATTTATTTAAGTAATTAAAATGAATAATAAAGAAACTATTGATAAAGCAGCGAGAAATTTCATTTGCAAAGAAGCATTTGAAGTATATGTAAGAAAAGTCTTACAAAATGAGCCTTCTTTAGAAGATTTAGCGTATATCATCAGTTATGCGTCTCATAAAGATTATAAAGAAGTAATTGAAATGGTTAACAAACATCGAAAGGAAAATAAACATGAAAATGAGAGTAATTACACAAGAGATGCTGAATAAATTAAAATCAGAAAATGCTAAATGTTTAATGAGTAGTGAATCATTGAAAGATATTTGGGATATTATTTATATGATTGAACAGATTATCGATAATCCTACTCTTAAGATAAACTTTTATCAGATGATCATATCTCTTACTTCTGAACAGCTTCTTACTTTGCTAGGAAAGCAAGAATATCAGTTTATAGAGGAATTAGATAAGAATCTTTCTATTACTTGTACAGCTAATTTGTCTAATTCATAAGAGATGGCAAAACTGACTTATAAAGTCTTGGCAAACGATGGAAAGCAGAAATGTTCTCCATCGTCTGTTAAACTTATCAATTTGCTTTTCCTTTCCTCTATATTGGAAAGCAAAATAAAGAATGACTTATTATTATGCTTTGATAAGTCAGCAGGAAAAGTTTACTTTAAAGGAAAATAAAATGAATAAAATAATTACATTACTTATTTTAATAAGTTTAACAAATATTAATTCTTCTCTATCTTGTGGAAAGTACACAGTTATTGCAGAAGATAAACCAGAAGTTTCTATTGAGATAGAGGATCTTCGTAACGAAGCTTTAAAGATCAAAGAAAGACTAGAACAAAGAAGAAAACTGAAAGAAGAACTTAAGAAAGGAACTATCGTATGACCCCTTATAGTGGCGTATGTCTATCAACATTAAATGCTGTGTTACATCATATCAAAGAAGAGAAGCTTGATCCTAGTGTACGTAAGCAATTCTTAGAAGAGATCATGCAATGGTGTGAAGAGAAGCTTAAGGAAGGAAATGACTGAACAGGAAATTGATCAACTTATAAAACTCTTGGAAAAGTACTTTATATATACATCATTAGAAAACAAAAAGCTTGTGAACTCCTTATTATGGAGATTGGTTTTTGAAAAAGAAGGAAAAGAATAATGGATAAGTTATTAACAGATGAATTTAAAAGTATTAAAAGTAAAGAATCTATTATTGCGTTAATAGATACTGTATTTAATTTAGAAATGAACTTTAAAAAAACAGTTATTGATGATAATTTTATCTATCTCATGACTACTATCAGAGAGTTCTGTAAAGAAGCTATTGAGAGAGAATATGAAGAATAACTATTTTTCTGAAAGTGAGAATTAGAAATGATAAGTATATTTGATATAATGCGTTTTATTAGTATGGGCGCATTATTTGCGATAGGATTATACTTTTTTGAATGGAGAGGAATAGAAGGAACGTATATAGTTTTCTCTATAGCTATTTCTCCAGTTCTTTGGAAGATTATAGATTTGATAGAGGTAATAACAAGAAAATGAATAAATCGTATGAAATGGAAATGATGATCCAGCAGAGTAATCATTTATTATGGTTAAAGGAAACCGTTAGTAGTCACATAGGAACTATAATAGAAAAATCACCTTTAAATAAAGATAATAAAAAAGAATTTCTAAATTTTTTAATTGAATTTTGTAAATCAAAGGTAGAAGAAAATGAATGAACAACCACCAAATATAGAAAAGTTAGTTGAAAAAAGATATAAGTTTTTAGAAGATATGAAGAGATCTCTAGAGGAATGTACGAACCTTATGAGAGATGACATAAATGAGGGTGCTATTTTACAAACTCCTGTGAAATTTATCATTCGTATAAGTGCTAATGGAAAATACATAGAACAAGAAATAGATGTTAATTGGAATAGAGAATGAAGCAAGAAAAGATTAAAGAGCTATTAGAAAAAAGTGCATTTGAAATTTATCAATTAGATGCTTATGACGACTTCTATAACAGTGTAAGAAATCCCATCAAAGAAAAGTTATTAGATTTTGCAGAAAGATTTCTATATGAAGTATCAAATGTAGAGAAATTTTATCGTAGTATTGCATCTAGTGATGAGAGCGCATTTGCTCCTGATCCTTCTCCATTTGATACTTCTCCTTCTTATCCTAATCCATGGGGAGTGTGGATAGATACTAAGTTTATGGTTAAAAATATTAAAGAAGAGTTAAAGGATGAATAATTCAATTAATTTTGTTAAGAAAGTACATCTTATTATAAATGAAACTATCGAAGATCTCGATAGAATGATTGATGTTGAGCGTGTGACCGAGCATGGTAGTATAGGTTCTCCTTCTTTAATTCCTAATACAGGATCTGTAAGAGCTCTTTTATTAACTTTTATAGAAAGATATCAAGAAGCAGAAAGAGCTTTACAGAAAGAAATGAAGAATGAGAATACTCTATAATCTAATCTACGACTTATACGAGTTAACTTGTTATTCTATAATATTCTGTTATGTTAGCTGTAAGATTTACTATTATATGATTGGATAAGAAATGAGTGAAATAATATTAAAGAAATTAGAATCAGCAGAATATTTTCATAAATTACTTTCTGAAATATCAAAGGCTTATTCACATTCTAATCCTCACGTAGGATTAGTTCGTACAAAAGAAACAGAACTAAAGAGTTTATTTATTACTTTTATAGCGCAACAGATAAATAACCAATATTCTTCTATTGAAGAGATTGAATCTAAGGAAGAATTTAATAAAAAGGAAAATCTACAGAAAAGAATGGATAATGATTTGCTAACTATTAATAGATTTTTAGGAGATGAATTAGGTTATGTGTTATATTCAGGAATAATGTTTAATGAAGGTCTTATAAATAACTTTGAAAAGTGTAAAGAATGTGTAAGAAGCATAACAAAATATATAGAAGAATATAAGTATTTATAGGGAAGATTGGATGAAGATGATAAATACAAAATACAATATTATGCTATTATTAGTAATGTTAATGTACGCTGCTGGATTATTTATAACGAATGATTCTTTTTTTGAAATTTCTGTAATAAATATTTTATTAATTATTTACTTTCGGTTAGAACTCATATGGAGAAAGTGGGAAAATGATAAAAATAATAAAATCTGACGATATTTTAGAAGCAGAAAAACTTTTACAAAAGTTAAAAGGATTATCAACAATAGAACAAGAAGATTTGATAGAAAAATATCTTAATAAACAAAATAAAAAAATTAGCATAAAAAGAAATAAATCATGGGAAAAATTTTCTAGAGATTGGAGACCACAATGATTGACGAAGTAAGTAATTTCTTAAAGAAAGTAGAAAAGCTTAATGAAAGAGTCACTAACCTTCATGAGCGTTTTGATAAGATAGATAGAACAGCTCCTATTTATAGTGAGAAAATTTCACACATAGATAGCCGTATAGAATCTTATCTACGTAAAATAGATGATGTAGATAGAGAAAACAAAAGATTTGAAACGGAACTTTTTAAAAGATTTGAAGAAAGATTAACCTCACAGGCTAAAGTTTGGATAGAAGAAGCTCTCAGTAAATTTACGCATGAAGTTATAAGAGATATAACCGCAGAATATGTAAAGAATCAAATAAGTGAATTAAACCATAATATTATGAAATTAAAACAAGAAATAAATAATCATAATAAAGGAAAAGAGATAAAATGGACTTATGATGTAGGATGGGATCCTAAATTTAATGTATCCAAAGGTTGATAATGACTAAAGAAGAATTACCGGAAGTTTATACTTCTATAAAATTAAAAGATATGGGATCAGAACAAGAATTTTATGATCTTCTTTCAATGATGAGTGATGAAAGATACGACCATAAAATGGCTACGTGGGAGAAAGCGAGAAAAAGTTTATTTATTACGTGGATAGCAACTAAAATATATGAAGAATTTAAAGATGACTAAAGAAGAAAATTTTCGTATAAATAGTAAAGTTATTCATGAATTAATAGATGAAATATTGAAAAGTCATAAAGATGATTTTTCAGGAAAAAATATAGAAAGAATGAATCTTACGTGGTGTCTTACTGAAGAAGAATATTGGGAAGAAGATGGGTTTGATACACGTCATTTTCAAAAGAAAAGAAAGCGTATATTAAGAGAAAAAACAAATGACTAAAGAAGAATTAGAACAAACTTATGTAGATCTTAGAAGATGTTGGAAGACGCTTCTTAACTTTATTACAGCTTATGCAAGCGACGTATATGAAAGAAGAGACCAAATTAGTGGAGAATGGATTATTCTAGATACTCAAGATGTAGAAATACAGATAGATAGAGAAGATATAGAAGAATACAAAAAATCTTATCAGTGCGCAGTAGAACTTCAAGATCATATTCTTAAATTAAAAGAACATATAAAAGAATTGGAAAATAATAATAATGAATAAAGAGGAATTTATTGAAATAAAAAAAGAAGAACTTCCGCCAGTTATTTCAAGAAAAGTTCCTCAAAATGAAAGAGGAATTAAGATTGTTGGATTTTATAAAGATAAAGAGGAAAATTATTACTTTACTTCTCATCATGATATGAGCTATTTCGCAGGAATAGATGAAACGCAAAAGTTTTTGGTTAAAATAAGAAAATAATTCCAGTGAACCAACAGGAACTTGAAGAATATAAAAGCTTTTTATGGGAAAAGTTTCACTACATTGAGGAAGTAGAGAAAGCTGAGAATTCTCTTCATGAGTTCCTCAAACAAGCATGGCCTGTCTTTGAACCTGAAGTCTTTATAGACGGATGGCATTTGCATGCTATTGCAGAACATCTTGAAGCTTTAATGAAGCGTCAAATAAAAAAACTCCTTGTTAATATTCCCCCTCGTTTAGGAAAGACCAGTCTCATGTCAATTTGCTTAACTCCATGGCAATGGATTCATAAACCTACTGAAAGGTTTGTGTATGCCTCTCACTCTAATAAAATCTCTCTAAAAGATTCTGTTGCGTGTAGGAGACTTATTCAATCAGAATGGTATCAAGGAAGATGGGGAGATCGTGTGCAAATCTTAAAAGATCAAAATACAAAAGGAAGATTCGATAATATGGAAGGAGGTTATCGAATTACTACCAGTATGAGATCTACCGTAACTGGAGAAGGAGGAAGCGTTAAAGTCTGTCTTCCCTATGATACGATGATTAAAACTGATCAAGGTGACTTATTAATAGGAGAAATCGTATATGATAGGATTCCCTGTAAGGTTCTCAGTTATAACGAGGATTATAATAATTATTATGATAGGATTCTTCCTTCTCAGCATTATGTAGAGTATAAGGAGATTGAAGAGTATGAAATCAATGGAGAAAAGGAAATCATTGAAATTGAACTAGAAGATAGGAAAATTCAGTGTACTGAAGATCATTTAATTTTCGTAAAGGATTACGGATGGCTTGAAGCAGGAAAGTTACAACCAGGACATGTACTATGGACGATATGATTCCTTCTGGAAAATATACTATACGTCACGGTATTGAAGGAATATGTAATTTTTGCGGAGAAAAAGATGGAAAAATTATTTTTCATAAGAAAATTTGCAAAAGATGTTTAGAAGAAGGAAAAGATGGAGGATATTACAAAAGAAATGAATATTGTTTATGTGAATTTTTTGGAGAAGAAGCTTCCCATTATTATTTTGCTATATTTGATCCTCCCTGGATTTTCCATGTAAAATGTAAAAGATGTGGATTATATGTAATGGAAGATGAAGAGGCTAAATGATGGACGATATAGGAGAAGATAAATAATGAAAATAAAGATACATTTGCCTAAAGATCGCATGGATATGTGTGGCACTTCAATTGATTATCTAACAGTAGAAGAAATAAAAGAAAAAGTTAAGAAAGATTCTATTTATTTCATTATTGATAATTCTGAAGGATGTGAATGTTGTGGGAGCAGAATTCCGGATGCTTTTGCGTTGCAACGCATAGATAAAATTATTAATGAAGTAGCATCTTATTTAGAAAAGTTACAAACAATTAAAGAAATTATGAAAGATAAGTAATGGAAGAGAAAGAGATGAGTGAGGAAAAAGAAGTCTTATGGATGTATCCTGGCGGCGAATTAAAATGTCCTTTTTCCGAAATAGATCTGCTTAAAAAAGATATCATCGTTTTAAGATCATTTGTTGAATATGAACTCAAGGAATTAAAAGAACAAGTAGAAATGTTAATATTAAAAAATGAAGAATCAGATCTTGAGAAAATAAATAAACTTCTGAAAAAGTTCATCAAGGACGAATTGGATATAAAATGAGTTATAGAGATAATATTCATAACTCACAGAAAGGAAAGCAAATGAATAGGACAGAGCTTGAAGAAAAGTTAAATAAATTGAGAGAAGAAATAAGTTTAATAGACGAGGTAGATTCTTGTCGTATAGAAATTAATTACAAAAATGGAGATTCAAAAGTAGTAGTATGTCATGCAGTAGAAATGAAATTTAAAGGAATTGTATCAAATGAATAAAATATTTTCACTAATAATTACAGCTTTATTAATTAATTTTAATTGTCATGCAATGGAACAAGAAGAAGGTTCGCCTTATCACTTTGTAGTATTTAAGAATAAGGTTGATCTTCAATCAGATGAAAACAAGACCACCATCCAGGATATCTTTTACGAAAAGGAAGGATGTGTGCTTCTGTTAGATCCTTCTGAAGAAAATAGTAAGTTTCTAACTTCTCTTTATTCTTCTACTTCTACGCAAGTGGAATTCTTCCAAGGAGAGAATGAGTTCTCATGGCCTCTTACGCATTATAATCCTCAGTATAAAGAATTTATGTATTGGCCTAAAAATATAACATTCTCTTTCATAGACTTGTTCTTTATGAGAAATAGAGAGCCCTTAAGCATTTATCAGCATCCTCTTCCGTTAGTAGGATGTTATGTAAAACAATACGGAATAGATAAAAGTCTAGACAATTTTATTAATTCTGAGTACTTTAAGGAACGTCTTAGTTTCGGAGCAAAGTTTATTCTTCGCCAGAATATTATGAAGTATTATTATAGCGATGAAAGTAAGCCATTGATTATAAAGATAACGAAAGAGCCTGTGAGAGGGTTATGGAGAGAATAAATGGAAATTCCTGAATATAAAAAATTTATTAGTAATAAGGAAGTAAATATTGTAAATGCAATTTTAATGGAATGTTATTATGAATATGCAATTTTACAAATTTTGCTCCAATTAAAAGAAAGAGACGAAAAATTAGAAGGAATAAAAGCAAGTATATTAAAAGATATATTAGAAGAATGTTGTATGATAACAACCTCTAAAGCTAAATATTTCTATCATGATTTTAGTTCTAGTCAAGAATACAAGAGTCAATTAAATGAAAAAATGGTATTAGCATTACGATCATTATATGATCCTAATGTTTCTTTAGTCATTAACAAATTACCAGAAAATCGTCTTGAAGTTTCCTTTAAAGAAACGAAATATGAAATTATGGAAAAAAAAGAATAACTAAAGATATTATTAGAAGATGGAGTTAAGAATGGAAAAAGGAATAATGGGGAAAGACCCTATTCATAAAGAACGTCATGAAGAACTTTATCAGAAGCTCAAAGTTCATTTTGATGATTGGTTTCTCTTAGGAAGAGAGAAAGGAGTTGAACGCTTACAGGAAATGGTAGAAGCTTATCTTTCTTCTCAAGAAGTAATGTTTAACATAAATGATAAACCTGTTCTCTATGATCCTTCCATGGACAATGATGTAGAAGCGTTAGAAGAATTTAGTAATGTGCTTAAAAGCATTTATGAAGAAGCAAAAGAATTAAGAAATAATATTATTATGAATTATTCAATAGAAATAAGAAAAATTGAAGATAAAATAACTAATAAAGATCTTTTATTATTTATAGGAGACACCTCTATGATTCTCGATTTATTAAAAGGAAAAATATGGGAAATAGATTCAAAGAGAAACATAGTAGAGTGGGTCGTCAACAGAATTAGGACTGGCTATCGTTGGAAGCGAAAAGAAGATATCAAACAAGATGACTAAAGATTTTATTAAGAAGCTATTTCCTAATTCAGATCATACTAAAATTCTTCTTTATAAGGAAGAGGAAGTTAGTGTACTTCCAGAAGATATAAGAAATCCTCAATATGAGGATGAATTTATTTATAAGGAATATAAGAAATATAAGATTTCTATGAATGATTATCCTTCCACTGATACTGCGCGTAGAGGACAGGATCTTTATTACATGACAGCCGAAGATGAAATGGGATATTAGATGATAGTATCTCTTATTTTTATAATTTTTATTCTTTTAATTATTTTAAAATTACAATTAATTATAATATCCAGAAGAATAAATATTATCTATAGAATAATAGATCATATTGAATTAA